GAAGTCAACAAAGAACCCGGTCTTTACCACTACGATACTGGATTCGTGATTCGTTTCCCGAATGGTTATGCTGCAAGCATCCGCTGGGGTGAGCATAACTACTGCGTTTCGATGAACCCGGACCATACGGATTCCCACATGGCTGCTCTCGACGCTGAGGCTGCTGCGTGGATCTGGCGGACTCCGAAGGAGAGTGGGACCAATTCCGTGGATGGATTTGACCTGCACGCTATTGGGTTCTACCATGTGGATGGGTTTGATTATGGTGGGGACGATGTTCTCCCCTGCCTGTCACCCGATAATGTGGCAGAGTTCATCTACAAGGTTGCTAATCTTCCCCCAGTGAACCAGTAGGCTTTGGGTGTGCGAGATCTGCTTCAATCAGAATGAAACGCAGGTCTGCATCCCAATCGTATTCTTCCCACCACATGTAAGTATTTAGGACTACCCAAATGAATTACATCGCCCTCGATCTGGAAATGAACCAACCCTCGAATAAGATTATTCAGGTTGGGGTCGCTGTCGGAAATCCTGATCTGGGTGTCTTGATTCGTAAGGGATGGTATGTCGATCCCGAAGAGCCGATTGATGAATACATTACCCACCTGACCGGGATTGATGATAAGATTATTGATCTGGATGCCACCCCTCTGTCTGTGGTAGCCGAAGAGATCGGTAAACTTGTCATGGACAATAGTTGTTTCACAAACCCGGTTCAGTGGGGTGGTGGGGATGTGAAGGTTCTGCTGAATGAGTTCAGGCTGAAGGAAATCAATTTCCCGTTCTTCGGCAGGCGAGAGATTGATGTCAAGACGATCTTCACCTACCTTTCGTTCGCACAGGACAGAAAGACCACGGGTGGGCTTGCCTCTGCAATGGGGCGGTACGGGCTCCAGTTCCAAGGGACGGCACACAGGGCAGACATCGACGCTGAGAATACCCTACGCTTCTTCTTTGTTCTTCTGAATCGTCAGAAGCAATTCGAGAAAACCTTTAACGAAATGCGACAGATGGGCAAGTTGAACGGATGACCGATCTGTGGTATACTGTGGTACAGGAGGACGAGTAATGGACAAGAACCTCAAGCGATATTACGACATCAAGAACGGGATCGGCAGACCTGAGATCCTGAACCAGATGTATGAGTTTGCACGCCACATAATGGGTAATGATCCCGTCAAGTTGGAAGTGTATGAGTGTGCCAACCGGATCAGTCGTGTGTGGAAGGAAGAGAAAACCCGTGACATGATCTTCGCCCTGTCGCTTGACCTGATGTCCCTACAGGAGAGGCTTGAGAGGAACGGGCTGGAAGCCCATGTGGATCTGTCCGGCTGCTTCTGCAAGGCTTGCACGAAGGCAGATGAGGAAACCAAGCAGAGGTTGCAGGAGGAAGTGAAGCAGAAGAGTCAAGAGGCTATGGATAAATTGTCCGAACTGGACGAAGAACTTGAGATTCAATAAAGGAAAACAAATGAGCGACCGAACCGAAATCATCAACAAGCAATACAATCATTACTCCAGTCTACGCAAGATGATCTTTGATCATGTCCCCGTGGATTTCGTTGACGGGATGTTCACCATGCTGGATGCCGTGGTCAACACTTCACGGCAGGTGGGATATCAGCACGCCCTGAATCTCCTTGAGAATAACAATCCCCACTGGGGTGGTGTCATGCCTGTGAAGTATCCTGAGTTCACGGTTGACGAGGATCTTCAGGTCGATTACAATCTGTCCAAGATGGTAAACGAGGAGAACAAGAAGTTCTACAATGATGTGGCGGACAAGGTGAGTAATCACTATGCCAATTCTCCGAAGCCCATCGTTGTCCCACAAACCGTCTTTGATAAGATGGTTGCCACTTATAGTGACGACAAGAACTTTCAGGATTACAAGGAATCTTTTGTCAAGAATCTGGACAACGATTATGCTACTCAGGTTGCCAATGATCGCAAGCGATTCATTCGCAATCTTGAAGTCGGCTCAGAGGTTTTCTACACCGGAGATGTCGATCGGGGTGAGGCTGCTCGCGTGATCAGTATTGATACGCGACTGCCGATTGACGAGGCGACTGAGGTTATCATCTGGTTGCCCACGAATGTTGAGGTCAAGACAAATGTTTCTTACCTTGATCCTCTGACTCAGGTGTTTCTCGACACTCGTAATGAATTCATGCAGCGTATGCGTTCGGGTGATCGTGTGTACTACTGCCCTGACATCGGTGAAGAGTTCTACGCTACTGTGGTGTCCGTGATGGATGTCGCAGGGCAGCGTACCGAATCCACCCCTGTCACCGTTGAGAATCACGGTACACTCACTCATGGAACTATGGAGGATATTAGCAGTGCAGGTTTCTGAATTTGATTATAGCATCGAGGAGTTCGAGGAATATATGTTTAATGTCCCGACCGCAAACTTCTGGACGATGACCAACACCGATGTCCAGTGCATGATGGGTGAGATTATGAAAGCGGATCGGTATGCTTATTCGCCCGCTGTACCTCGACTGTACCAGAAGTTCTTTGTAGATGTTTCCAATGGCAAGATCATCAACATGACTTGTCATCACGACCAAGGAGATATTCTCTGGTGCGAGCGACCGTCACACGAACACAAGGTCATCATCTCTAAGTTCCGATTGACTAATGTCCCTATCGAAATCCCTTGACAACGCCAACAGACCTGCTACAATGAGCAACATGAACAACAACGACATCATCTACCGCCTTCGTACGCACACGCCCGCCATCTGCTCGACGCTGATCGAGGATGCCATCAAGCGTATCTGGGAACTTGAGGACGAGCGTGACAAGGCTCGCATCGAGTACTGCATCGCTGAGGCGGAGAACGACATGCACAACCATGTCTCAACCAGCCCTGCCCAGATCGCTGAGGAGTGTGGGTGGGACTACCTTGCGGAGAGGTTTGACGAACAAGAAGCCTGAATTTACTTTAAAAGGATTACAATGACTACGAAGAAGAAGAAGAGCAGCAATTGTCTTGAGTACCACATCTCGCTCCACTGGAACAATTTGGGGGATGACCATGAATACTTCATCCACTCCCGTGCGATCGAGAGGTTGTATCCTCGTTCGTTCTCGGGTTCCGGCATGGGTATGGGTGGTTGTGATGTGAGCCTGTACTGCAAGAGGACTGATACCGTGGGCAAGATTGTCACTGGGCTCGTTCAGTATGTCAACAAGCACAACTTGATTGATCCTGACATTCTCATCTCGTTTCAGGAGAACGAATGACGAACACGATTGACTACCGCAAGGTCTGGTTGCAGAGTCTTGACGAGGGCAAGACTGTGTGGTGGGAAGATCCTCTTGGTCTTGACTCGGGTTGGTGGGAGATCAACAGCATTGAGTGTGATGATGTGATCAACAACATCGAGATGGCAGAGATCTCCCTCATCCGTGAAGACAGCACCGACATCCCCGAAGTAACCACAGACGAAATCTTTCCAAGGAAGCCATGAGATACAATCACGCAATTACCGTTTCATTCAGTATTGATTCAGACAGCGATGCAGAGGACATCACCAGCGAAGAGATCGGTGATCGCCTCGTTCGCATTCTGAACCACTCCGATCTCCTCGCGGAACTTATCGAGACTGCGGAGATCTATGACACCGTGGAGAACGACGAGGAATAATACAATGAAGCATGCTTACACCGTTTACATTCACGACTATGCACACGGTCCCATCACGGACGATAACATGATCATCTGTGACGAAACGAATCTTGTGTTTGCAATCAACAAGATGCTTGAGAGAGGGAATGGTAGCAAGTCTGTCTGTGTCAAGCGATGCCAACTGATGACCGATCCCACCAACACTGACGAATATCGTATGGGCGCATGGGGCAAGGGCAAGGACGAGTAATAACAAATGTCTAACGAAGATCTTTTTTTCTGGTTCACTAGGATTGTCGGCATGTCTATTCTCATCACCATCGCGGCTCCCATCATCGGAATCGCATTCTCTGCGGCATCGTATGGTGCATCTTTTTTCGGCGGTCTAAGGTCAGACGACGATGATTATGATGAGTCTCTGGTTGCAGATCTTGACTGGGAAGAAGAGGAAGTCGAGGAGCCTCCGGTCAAGAAGCGTGTGTCTCGCAGTCTAAATACAGGTTCCTCAGTCAAGGAGTACCGTCTGCCGGATGGCAGCAAGGTGGCTTTCAATACCACTGAGGTTGAAGTATCAGAACGATCAGCAATCTAAAGGAGAACACATGCTAGAGGATACTGTGGAAACTTTGCCGGGATGGATAAAATTTATTATCGCAGTGGGAGCAGGAACCATTATGGGTTTGGCGACCGCACAATTTTTAATGATGATGGGTATGGGACATGGGTAAATCTTTTAATGATCGAAACCGCAAGAAGGGCGCAGAGCGTGCCTATCGCAAGACGCGACGAGATGACCGAAGGACTGGTCCTAACCGAAGCAGAGAGGACTGGTATGGGTCAGAACGACGAGACATTTCAGACAAGCAGACCGATCGTAGTAGTCAACCTTGACTGTGGATTTGAATTGTATGTCTGGACCCCAGAGATGAACGGGGAGGAACTTCGCGGATGGTTCTCAGGGCTCTCTGAAGAGGCTATGACAAACATCTGGGACGATCCCAAGTCTCTCCCCGGTAAGGTGGAGAGACTTGCCTTAGCCCGTCCACAGAGTCCTACCCATGTCCTGAGCGTGGAAGGAAAGAAAGAAATAACGCTGGTGGAAATGAAGTAGGGAGTCCCTGTTCGGAACTCCCTCCTCACTCACAATTTGTACGACGCGAATTGATTATCTATTGTTGATAGTAGATTATTTTTGTCTTAATCTGTAAAGATCTGCTGGTGTTATCTCCAGTTTTTATTTATCAAATAAAAAGTGTGTGAAAATGTTCACAATCTTTATTTCTCTGTTACCACCTGTATAAATACTCTTGTCCTGATTCAAGGGAAAATGGGTTCTAAGTAACCTTAGAGTACCTTTAAGATTAATTGGGCGGCAAATCCCGGTGAAAACATCGGGATTTATTATTTAAACACAGGTGATATTATTTTTCTGATGGTATCATATAAAGAACCGCCCACCGAATTTCTTACACTGCTGAACGATTCCGACATTCTGTCTTTCCTGACACCAAGATTTCTAACAAGTTCTTTCTTACCCCCATCATCATGGACTGAAGAAACATATGTCGAGGATGCCATTCCGCCCGCTGATGGAGTTGTTTCAGGATCAAATTCTTCATCATCGGATTCCTCATCTGACGATTCTTCATCTGGTTTCAGCCAAGAAGGTGGACCAACAAAATCTGGAGACAATTCTGGATCTTTATCATCCTCATACCATTTGTCACCCTTTTCAAGTTCGTTAAGAATTTGAAAAACATGTTCCCTGATGATTTCTGATCGGGCATTCATTTTAATCTATGTAAACATTCCTGTTGGAACCGTCAACATAATATCTTTTGCCCTTATTGTCGGTCCAAACCTTTTGGGCTCCCGGGGCATCTGATTTGACCACCGATTTCGTGGTCTTGTCATACATGTAACTTCCTTGAGGCATTTGCCTGCTTTGTGTTTGTCCCGGTTGTCCTTTGTATGTTGTGCTGGGAGTTGCAGATCCGGTGGGATTTGGTGCAGTGCGTGGATTTCCATCCGTATCTATTTCACCCTTGTTGTATGCCACTGCCTTGTCATATTCGCCTTGGCTTGCATCACTGTATCCTGATGGATTCGTTGCTCTTATTTCCTTTTCGAGAGCATCACGCTCGGCTTTTGTTTCTGCCCTTATTTGTGCCTCACTCTTTTGATTTGCCATTACATCTGCGAGATTTTTTTCTGCTGCTCTTGCTTGACCTTCAGCCGCAACATATTCTGCTCCGGTCTGACTTCTTGCGCCGATTCTGCCAAGCATTTTCGCTTTTTGACTGGCTTCCCAGTCGGCTATTTTCTTTGCTTTTTCTGTTTCTCGATATGCTGCTTTTGCGGCAGGGTCTCTGTCTCTGGCTCTCGCCTGATTCATTTCATCTTTTTGTTGCTTGTTGTATGCATCCACTTGTTCTTGTGAAGCGGGTCCATCCAATTTCAATTCTCTTCCGACTATTTTTTCTCTTTCTGCTCTTGCTTTTCCACCAAGACCATAACCGCCCGCGTATTCAGCATCAAATTGTTTTTTGCCTGCTTCAATTTTGGTCCCCAATTGCTTACGCCAAATTCTTAACATTTCCTGTGATCTTTTGTATTCATCAGTCGGAAGGGATGATGGATCAACACCAAATCCTTTCAGTTCATCATCACTGTAACGATCCTTCCAATTTCCTATGAATTCGGTTTTTCTTTCATCTCTTTTGGCATTACGGTTCTTTAAATTTTCTTGTCTGAGTGCTTCTCTTGCTTGCATAGCCTCAAATGAGGCTTTATCTGCTTCTGCTCTTTTTCTTGCTCTCTCCGCTCGTCTTTCTTCAAAACTAGACTCAAGTAAATGAGAAATGGTATCATTCATCGCATTTAAACGGTTCATCTTCATTGTAAGTCCTCTGGTGTTTTAAATGCATGAATCCCAATTAAGGGATTTCTGCATGAGATTTATCTAATTTTATCGCCTTTTGATTTCATTGTTTTACCAGTTTTCGCAATTTGTTTCAAATATGATTCCATAGCGTATACTGGTTCCAATAATCCAAATTTACCTCTTTTTATTTCTGTTGGCTTCGGTCCAGATCTTGGCGGGACATTTCCGGGTCCAACGCTTCCGAATGTATCTCCGAAATTATCGCTACCCCTAACAAAACGATTATATGATTCTGGATTGCTTGTTCCAAGCAAATTTCTGACAAAATCACCAACACCAAACAAATTGTATCCTGCTTCTGGAGTGGTCATCGGTTCTCCTCTTGTGGTAGCCGGAGGAGGAGGAACTGCTGTTCCGTCTGCCCTGCGTCCGGGTGCCGGTGACTCACCGGACGGAGTAAATGATGGTGGTTGACCTGCTGGTCTTGCTGCGTCCAATGCTTGTTTGTTTGCTGCATTTAGTGCTCTCTGTGCTTCCACTTGTGCAGGAGTTTGACCTGTTTTTGGTGCTAACTGGTCTGCGGGGAGCATCGAAGGATGTTCCATAGCCTTTGCTTCTGGAGATCCTACTGCAACATCTGGAAGAGGTTCCACTCTAACATCGGCTCTTCCCGGAGCCGGTCTTATTCTCGGTGCATTTATGTTACTTGGAGGAGCCGGGGGTGCTGGAGGAGCCGGTATGTTTGGATTTTGTAATCCAAATGGATTGACTCCGGGAATATTGTCTGGACGACCAGCCGCTGCTTGTGCGGGTTGTCCGATTTGATTCACATTTGTGAATTTGACTAAGGGTTTATTGTAACTTGGTCTATTTAAATATTCGCCACCGGCAGTTTTTGCTCTGGATAGGTCTCCATCATCACCTATTCCGAAAACCCTATCACCGCCCGGAGAATCTGTCTTATACAGTTCACCTGTTTGTTTATTGAATGCCCAATATTTACCACCAGATGTATTCGGTTGTTCGAATAAATGACGAATTGCTTCATTTATTTTTTGAATTCTTACAGCTTTATCGTATCCCATTTTTTCTCCAGTTTTATTAGGGTATAGTTTGTCCTAAATAGTCATGGTATATTTATTACTTTTTAATTTCTCGGTAATGGTTTTCCGCCTAAAGCAAGGAGCATGCATGCGACGAAAAGCCAAGAACATTATTCAGAGAGTGAAAAAAGAAGTAAAAAAACATAATATTGATCTGAAAGTCACCAATGGCTACAAAGTCTGGTGTGAATCAGAAAAATGCTACGGTTATTTCATACCCCCCGGAAAAAGAAAAAAGGGACAATTGGCTGTTGCCAAGGGGGACAAGAGGCATGTCGATTATCTCTGGGATCTTGCCCACGAACTTGCACACTTTCGTCAATGGAAAAGAGAAGATCCAATTCTTGAAAAATATGACAATGATGAGTCTCTGTATGGAATATTGGAAAAGATGACTGAAAAGGAAGCCCAGAAGATTTTTTCTGGATGGGGATTGAATCCATCCAAAAGATTGAAGAAAAGGTCAAAAGAGTATTTACAACAAATTTCCTAAATAAGAAAAAAGGACTTGCAATGCCAGATTTTTACATAAAAGGTGTCAAACTCAAAGCCGGATTCACATACGCTGTTAGTGGGGGAAATACTGGATATACCACAAGCCTATTCCCCAATGGTGCATCATATCTTGATGCATTCAACGGATTCATGGTTTATGGTGCGACGGCGACCACAGTAGGGGTTGTTTTTTCTGGTTCGACCGGGTACATATCGAATGTCAGATTGAATCCGGGTGAAGTATATCCGTTCCGTTTGCGTGTATTGAGTATACCCACAGGCGGCGGTGACATGTTAGGTCTTGCATGAGAAAACCAAATTTCGAACAAGAGTTGAGAAACTGGTTGTCTGGTGAAAGAGATTTCAAGCAGGCTCCTCCTGAAATCCTAGCAGCCGTTTATGGTATGCACAAGATGATGCAAGGCATGCCAAAAAAGAAAGCCGGGGTTCCCTTGAAAGAGAACACCCGGCGTAATCAGGGGAGTAATATAAAATCCCAGCCTAGATCAGGCATGGGTCGAGAGGGTAGTAATCCTCTCGATCAACTCTGAAACCCTGTATGAGCCACGACCAACTCTTCTAGCGGGATCTGTGGTGATCCAAGCAGGAGCAACACGCATACCGTTAGACTTTGCAATAGCATTCAGCATATTTCTGCTGAACACACCATCATTCGGTTCCAATCTTCCAGCAATGACTTCGTTTGCCATGAATGTAACGAAGTCCTGCTGATTTGACTTAAGATCATTGAAAGCCATCATAACCCCCATATTGTGTAATATACCAGTTCAACTTGTTCATGAAATCAGAAAGAAAATCACTTTCCTCTGGCAAGAAGTATTCTCTTGGATAGGACATCATCAAGACTAGTCCCATCCTGCTTACTTTCTCAATCATCTGCTTACCTTCCTCTGGCGAATAGTAATTCGCTTCGAGTCTGTCGGCGATGATGCTGATCGATTGTAAAATGTCTGAAATCGCGAATGTTTGACGAATCTTACGATTCAATCCGCACCTTCGGGATCTCCATTTGAGTCCCAATCAATATGTTCATCATCATCATAGGGCATGTCTTCGCCAGGGTAATCACCTTCATCAGTCTGCTCGTCTTCATCCCACTTGTTCATTGTTGTTCTCCTTGTTTTCGGTATTCGTCTCCTTCTTACTGAAGGAGTCATCAAACTTCGTATATAGATTGAAAAGAGCCTCACCCGTATCCGTATCAAACCGGCTGAGACTCAACTTGATCGCAGTCTCCTTGCAACCGAAGATCGCGTACGCCTTGCAGATGTCCACCAGACGGCGGGTACTGATCACCTCATCATTGGCTCCCTTCTCGAAGCCCTCTCGCGTAGCAGCACCCCAAGTGACGAGGTTGTCCATGAACTTCTCGTCACAAACACGCTGTCCTGCCTTACCGACGAACTCAAGGTTGTTGCACATGGTCATGAGAATCTTCTTCTCAGTAGCCTTCGGTGCATACTCTTGCTCGAAGCAGAAGGCGATACGGTCAAGGAAAGCCTCGCTCTGCACATTCGTGCCGATGAACCGACCGTCATCAGAGCCCTTGCCCTTGGTGTTGGCGGTCAGGAAGATGCAGAATCCCGGGGCGGGACGGACCATGCGATTTGCCTTCTTGAGGAATACTCCCTTACCCTCAAGTACAGGCTGCAAGCACATGATCTTGGGGGAGCCCAGATCAAACTCATCGAGAAGAAGCACGGAGCCTCTTTCCATGGCTTGAATCACAGGTCCGTCCTGCCACACGGTTTCCCCATTGACGAGTCGGAACCCACCGAAGAGATCATCCTCATCGGTATCGGTGGTGATGTTCACGCGATAAAGCTCGCGTCCCATCTTTGCACACACCTGTTCAATCATGGTAGTCTTGCCGTTGCCAGAGAGTCCGGTGACGAGAGTGGGAGTGAATAGTCCACTCTGGAGTACCGACTGGATGGCACGGAAATGGCCCCACGGAACATAGTTGGGATCGACATCAGGAATGGACTTGTTAATACGATGGATGTTGTCGTTGTTGTTGCTCATGCCCACATCTTACCACACCATGCCATGCGTTGCAAGGGTGTTGGCAAGAATCTAAAAAGATTGTTTTGAAGTCATGGGATTGACAAGATTTAACGCCATGGTACAATGGATGCATGAGCAACATCAACCAGAACTCCAAGAGTATCTTCGCTCGCCTTCTTGCGACCGAAGACATTACCGTCATTCACACCCCCAATGTCCAGACCGCTTCCTTTGATCTTGCATCTCGCACGATGCAACTTCCTATGTGGAAGGACATGGATCATCATCTGTATGACATGCTGATCGCCCATGAGGTGGGTCATGCCATCTACACTCCCAATGACAGAGATGGTTGGGAAGACAGCTCCAAGAAGATCTGTCCAGAGAATCCGGCTATCGGTCAGATGTACCTCAACATCGTGGAGGATGCTCGCATCGAGCGATTGATTCAGAAAAAGTATCCGGGTTCCAAGAAGGATTTCTGGTTCGGTTACGAGGATCTGTTTGACCGTGACATCTTTGATCTCAAGGACAAGAATCCGAAGGAACTGAATCTTCTCGATCGTTTGAATCTCAAGTTCAAGGTCGGTCCCTTTGTCGATGTCGGTGAATTTGCTCCTGAAGAGCAAGTGTTTGTGAATCGCATGGAAACGGCTGAAACTTGGGAAGATGTTGTGGGTGTCGCCACTGATCTCTATTCTTTCATGGCTCAACAGGTTGAGAAGGAGCAAGAGTCTGATATGTCTATTGAATTCGGAGAAGATGGAGACAAGACGGAAGATTCTCAGGAATCTGAGTCTTCTGCTCCTGCTCCGAAGAATGAAGGCGAAGGCGACAACTCTTCTTCTCAGCAGCCTGTTCCTTCTCAGGAAACCAATCCCGGAACGACCGAGAAGGCTGTCGAGGGCTCTGGCACGATCTCTGCATCTCCTGTTGCCACGAACATTCCGATTCCGAACACTCAGAAGAGCCTTGAGGAAAATCTTCAGAAGGTTTTTATTGATGAAAAGGCAAAGAGTGTCAAGTCTTGCCTGATTCCTGAGCCCAAGATTGATAACATCATTCTTCCTCAGACTGCGATCTTGAACATGATCAACGATCATATTCGTGTGAATTATTTGCATAGCGAGTATGGCAAGAATTATTACAACACCAAGAGGACTCTTGTTGAGAATGTTGTCCGTGAATTCCAGAAGGCTTCCAAGCCATCCGTTGATCTTCTCTGCAAGCAATTTGAGATGAAGAAAGCTGCGGATGTTCACAAGCGTACTTCCGTTCGCCGTACCGGTCTCCTGAATATGGATCGTCTGCATCAATACAAGATGACCGATAACATCTTCCTTTCCCGTAACACCACCAAGGAAGGGAAGAATCACGGTCTTATCATGTTCATCGACTGGTCTGGTTCAATGGGCAATGTTCTTGCTGATACGATTCGTCAGATGATGGTGATGATGGCTTTCTGCCGTCGTTGCAACATTCCTTACGAAATCTACGCATTCAACAATCGTCACCCCATTTTGAATTGGGACAATGGTTTTACTGATACGGATTCGTGCATGGATTATCTCTGGGACATGCCCCGTAAGGATATTCCCTATCTGCATCTTCGCAAGTTGTGCCTTTTCAATCTTTTCAGTTCAACGAATGACAAGCACAAGGAATTCGAGATGCTTGTTCATTGCATGGGTTATGCTCTTGGCTATGAACGGGATGGGACTGGCTTCAATAAGCCCCATTACATGGACATGATTCCCGGTTGGTTCACCCTGAATTCAACTCCACTTGAGGAAACTCTTGTTTGCATTCCCGCTATTCATGAGCAATTCGTCAAGAAGTATGGTCGCCAGATCAACCACACCGTCATTCTCACTGATGGCGAAGGTGATGGTTCCGGCAGTGAGTATTGTCATGAGATGATCGATCCAAAAACCCGTGCTCGTTATGATACCAGCAGCATCAACAAAATCGGTCTTCGTGCAGTGTGTTCTAGGACTCAGGCTCTGATTGATTGGGTAAAGGATCGTACCGATTCCCGCATCGTGTGCATGCAGTTGTATCCGCGTCACGGGTCCACTCATTATGTCTTTGAATACGGAACCGGAATTGAACGCAGGGCTGAAATGGAGAAAAAGAACAACAGCCAGTGGAATAAGGAGAACTATATCGAGATTCCGAATGATCTTCATGCATACGATTCATATTTTATCGTGAAGGCAAAGAACGCGGTTGTGACCGACGATTTTGAGGAAATTGACACCACAAACATGACCCCGACCAAGATCAAGACCAGTTTCATCAAGCACCAAAAGAAGAAGTTCATGAGCCGGTACATGATCAATCGGTTTGTGGAAATGATTGCGGCTTGAAAAACAAACCCCCTTTCGGGGGTTTTATAAATAGAACAGAGGTCTGTCCATGGAAAGATTCGAAACATTCATTTCTAGAAATTTTCAAATAAAATACCAAAATCGCAACCTTAGACTGAAAGAAGCGGTTAGTGAAGCTACTCCCCCAAAAGCTGCTTCTGGTCTTTGGGATTATGTACCGGGGCCACGATATTATACACTTTATGGTGAATTGAATAAAGCAATACAGGCAAAAGATCATGCAAAAGTGGATGAAATTCAAGGAAAATTAGATTCAATGGTCACTGGTGCGTATGTCATTGGTGCTGGTCTAGAATTAGGAGGGGCTATATCCACTGCAACTGGTGTGGGGGCTCCCGTTGGAATAGCATCTTATGCTGCAGGAACTGCTTTAAATATAGCTGCCGGTGCACATGATATAGCAACAGGTGTAGCGGATTTCAGGCAAGCATATGATCAATTTGCCAGTGGTAATTATTCAGATGCTGCTAGCAATTTGGGTGCTGGGGCATGGAGAGCTGGGTTGGGTGCTCTTGGAATAGCGACCGCTCCTGCTGGTTCTGTGGGAACATTGGCTCTTAGAGGGGGAAATGCGGGTTCCAAAGCTGCGGGTGCAGCCATAAAAGCGGAAAGAGCAGCTGCAAGGACAAAAACAATATCGAGAGAATTGGGTAAGCGTTCAGCAGATGCTACAAATGCAGCACAAAAAGCGGTAGATGATTTAAATTCCGCAAGAAGAGCGATACCTTTAAGAAGTACAGCTGAAATTTTGGAAAAAGAAAGAAAAGCGAGAGAAACAGCAAAAGTAGCACGCAAAACCAACCGCCATGCCGCTACCGCTGCAGCCGATGCTGCATCTTTACCCTCACGCGGAGAAAGAATCAAAGCTGCTATGAAAACAGGCGGCAGAAGTTTAGTCCGTGACAGAGAATATAAAGCAACGAAACAAGGCTTATTAAAAGCATCTACTCTTGGTAGAGTTAAAACTGGTGCTAAAATAGCTGCAGGAGTTGGCACAGGTGCCGCAATTGCTGCTTCTGCCCTTGCACCAATAATAGGTAATGCTCTTGGTAATTTAATCGGTAATCGTGGTGGAGGCGGTGGAGGCGGTGGAGGCGGTGGCGGGGCATCCCAAATGTATGTTAGCGGTCTCGCTCAAGGCGGATCAAATGTTGGTCGATTAGTATAAGGGTAATATTATGCCAATGTATGAATTTATTTGTAATAAATGTCAAAAAAACTGGGAAGATTTTCTGACGATAGAAAAAAGAGAAGAACCTTTAACTAAGCCATGTCCGCACTGCAAGGCTAAAAAATGTGTCGAAAAACAATGGATGGGTATGTCTCCATCCATCAACGCGGACATGACATTGACACCAAATAAAGCTACTGGTGGACGATGGAACGAACTTATGGCTAAGATGAAATCCGGTCTTCCTCAGAGATATGCAAGAAAATTAGATGCCCCGAATAACGCCACAGGAAGAAGATGGAAAGGTTAAATATTTTTTTGCATAAATAAAAACACAGGAGTTTATAAATGCGTACAAATCAATTCAAAAGCCTACAACAAGCAGCACTTTCAGTCAGTGCTCCTCATCTCATGCCAATCAATGAAAATGTTCAGCATGTCGAATATATCGAAGAACAAGTTGCAGACATTCCAACAGAACTCGTTGAGTTTGTCGCAAATGTAATCGAAAGTGCAGAAGAAAGACTCAAAACAACTTTCACCGCACAAGAAATAAATGAAACCACAAAGTACATCGTTCAAAAGCTTCAAGTTGAAAATTTGATCGAAAGCATTGAAAACCAAGTCGGCTTCGAGCTCAATGAAGCTGAAGTTGATTATGTTTTTAATACTCTCCAAAATCTTTGATGACAACAAGACACGAAATAATCAGATCAACCGTTAACGGCATTCTTCAGGAGGCATTTGATAACCGACCTGGATTTTGGTCCGGGACATCTGATGCGTATAATGTAACCAGACAGGGTGGAAAATTTCCAAAAATTGAAAAACCAGACATGATGGAATTGGTCAAACAAGAAAATGAATTAATTAGTCTGTTGGGACAGAGATATCCAAAAAATCATCCAAATCCTCGCTTACAAAAACAACCAATTTATCCTAAAGGATCAGATGGCCACAAACAAATAAAAAAGAAAATAGCAAAAATTAGACTGGCTAGAAAAAATTTCTCTAAAATTAAAGCAGATTACGAAAGATATAAAACAGGGGTTGTTGCAGGCAAAGTTGTCGGAAGTTTAGTGAATTTTGGTTCTGCACTCGGTACTCCAATTGTAAGTAGGGCTGGACAAAGAGCTTTCGATTTAGCAGGTAGTGGAGATGCAGGAACAATGACAGGAAAGGGCTATCAGGTGTGATTGGTCCTTCATCGGAATTCATATCCGCTGCTTCAGATTTCATAGAAAAAAATAAAACTCCGCTGAATGTGGTGTTCTACTCCGACAGAGCATCACATTCTTTTTATGATGTGACTTCTTTTGATGTCGAGAATAATTATGAAACATTCATGAACTTTTGGCGGGTTCGATCAAAGGGCGGATTGAATCACTTTTTTTCTTTTTTTTCTGAACCCACACCAGAATCTTTGATGACTGTGAATTTAAGAGAAATGGTAAGAAAAGCAAGAAGCCGAAAATTGATCGAAGTGAATCAAACTACAAGCAGGGTTTTGGAATCTGAATATTTTCATTGTAAGATACCCAATTCCCATATTTCATCTATATTTTTCGGAATCAATCCCACAAGACCTGGATACATAATAGAGCCCGGTGAAGATGAAAGTGATTTTTATGATCTTGATGAAAAAAGAAATATTATGCATGTCAAGACAAATGACATAAGCAGGGAATCAAATCTGTATTATTTTTTTTCACCAGATTCATCAGCAAATGTTCGATCAATCGGGTATCGTGGAATAGATGTCTCTGTAATAAAGCAGGAACAAATTCCTAAAGGTTCATATGATATATCATGAAACAAAAAAAATTCAACCACATAAGTGAAAATCTTAAAATTGAGCTGCTTTCCGAAGAAAATGATTCTGGCAGGCATTATACCACTCCCGATGGAAAATATCCAAGTGTGACCACCGTCACTGGTTGGGAAAAGAGAAAATTCTTTGCCGAATGGAGAAAAAACAATCCAGAAGAGGCGAAAAGAACGACTTCGAGGGGAAACAGGCTTCACTCACTGATCGAAAAATACATGAATAATGAAAAATTGGTAGAGAAAGAGATAGATCCATTCACATTGGATTTGTTTCTTCAATTGAAAAAAGATGTAGACAGAATAGACAATGTTCATGCTCTCGAAACACCACTGTATTCAAACCTGTTGAAACTTGCGGGAAGAGTGGACTGTGTTGCCGAATTTGACGGGGAATTGTCTATAATAGATTTTAAGGGGAGCACAAAGACAAAAAGAAGAGAAGATATAGACAACTATTTCATGCAAGCTACCGCATATTCCATAATGTGGAAAGAAAGAACTGGCGTTCCGATAAAAAAACTTGTCATAATGATCTCCGCAGAAAATGGCGGTGTGCAAATTTTTGAGGCAAATCCAGTCGATTATGTTCCAGCATTGAAATCTGCCATAGAAAACTATGAAAGGGAAGTGAATGCGACCGTTTGACATAAGAAATGTGAATAGGGTCAATTCCTACGAGTGGTCCAGATGCAATAATGATTCCCGTGCCATAAACTGGAGAAGTTGGGTATGTAAAACTTATGGTGGGGAATTCAAGGAGGATAGGTTGGGTAAAATGGTAATGTGGACTTGGATTGTGTCATCAGAGGAAGAATTGGTAAAATGGGTATTCACTGATCCAGAAGGAAAAGAACATCGAGTCTCAAACTTCATTGGATTTTGCAAAGAACATAAACTAGATGATGCTCGTATGTACAATACATACACAGGGTCAAGAAAACACCATAAAGGATGGAAAGCCACTCGACTTTATGGTGTTGAAGGAAGATTGAACCCAAGGGATTTTGGAAGAAATCTTCCTCCACCAGCCCGTTCATAAAACCAAGAACCGCTTAAAAAACATATCGGTTCAAGCCAGACTCCCAGCGGAAGTCTGGCAATTATCTTTAAATACATACAAATATGGAAAAATATCTACCAGAATGGTTCAATGAAGATGAATTTGAGACTTTTCTTTCTGAAGGTCCCCTGACCAGACAAGCATGGATCAAGGGAATAAAAAGATGGAGAAGGACCCGTTTCATGCTCAAGCAGATGCTCGGGAAGACACCGATGAAGTACATCTCAAGGGCGATGAGATCAAAACACGCGATAATGGCTCGTACAGCCGTTCAGAACGCAAGGGACATACAAGCAGCACAAGACAGAGAGGAAAAAATGGACGCAGCGAGAAACTTTATAAGACAAGAGGATGTTACTGTTGATTTTGGCAAACTACTCGCTGAAAAACTATTCGGCGGTTCACAGACCGCATTCAGTCTAGGAACAAAATCATCGGCAGGTGAAAGGGCTTCCATGAGGAATCCCACCGGCGACCCCAAAAAACAGGCTAGATTGAAAAAAAGATTTCAAAGGGAAGATGACAGAAAGAACAGTCACCAAACAAATGAATCTTTCATATTTGAAGAGAATAAAAAATCATCTTCTAATCAACCCAGTGCTTCCGGTCCAAAAGGTTCACCAAAAACAGGCGGTAAAAAATTAACCAATGAAGAAAAAATCAAAAAAGGTGATCTCAGTCCTGTTGTCGTGATAAAAACAAAGGATGGCAAAGTAAAAATTGCAAGTAGAGATTCCTTGGCAAGTTTCAAGACTGGATATAAAATTTTGAAGAACAAGAAACCCGGAGAGATAAAATCTCCTGGCGATCTGATGCATTATATTGCCGGTAAAGAAGGAAAATTCGAGAGAACCGAAACATATAATGTGATATTCAACAACAAACCAGTCGAGGAAGTATTAGGCATAAAGAAAGATGAAGAGGAACCCAGAAAGAGGGAACAAAGATCAAGAGGCTCACAAAGAAAACAACAAAAGAAAGACGATCAGCAACAAAAGTCAAAGGTTCCACCTGTTTTGCCACCAGAAAGACAAACAGGACCAACAGTATTGCCATATGATCAAAATGAAAATGCACCTCAACTTGCGCAATATGTCGATGATCCGGAAACAACCGAAAGATTGCAAGAACTGGGTTGGTTTGGCAAGGATGGTCGTGAACTTGAAGCAATTCAAAGAGAAGTCGATTCAAATCCATGGATGACTGAAGCTGGAAGAAGATCAAGAGCAGCCATGCTCTCGTTAGCTAAGGGATCAAATCCTGTTTTATCCAGTTATAAAGATGAAGATCTAGTCACTCTCCGCATTGGAATGATGCGAGGAATGATGAAGATGAGTAAATTATACGAAAAAATGGGTGCTAGAGATACCACATCGAAAGCAGATTATGTGGTATTCCCCAAAGAATATCTTGACATATTTGCCAAGTATATCTCGGGTCAAAAAATAAGATCAGATCTGAGCAAGTTGAATTTTGCCGGTAAAGAAAAACTAAAAAGTGAAGAAGATATAAAAAACAGCGAAAAATTGGGCGATGAATTAATAAAGTTCTTGAGTTCCCAGAAAACAGATATGGGGCTCCCAAAGGAAGAATTAAAAAACTTCGTGGCGTTCTTGAAATCAAAGAGCTTTGAAGATTTTTCCCCTGAGAATGCTCAAGCTTTACTTGAATATCTAAAAGCAAAACGACAAGATGGTGTTCTCTCAAAAGAAGATTATCAAAAGTTTTCAAAATATCTGAAAGAGGAAGTCATTGAAGAAGAGCTTCCTGAAGAACTTTTGGCTATGACATTCGGTATATCTCATAAAGCAGGAAAATCCCAACTTGCATCGTCTGCATTGACAGAAACAATTGCTGTCATTGAGGATGTCAAAGAAATGTTGGGTGGGGTATTAAATGAAATACCGCCAGAACTCATGGAGCTTATTCAAGATTTCAATAGGCTAAAAAATTCCATGAATGGCCAAAATGCATTCAAAATTTTGAATACTAATTTTGGTAAAAGTAAAATTCAAAAAATGTCGAGGGGAAGAGCAACAAGTTATGATGCACGAAATCAGTCAAATCTTGTTGCAGCACAGGAATTTTTCAACAGTAGTAACCCAATAGTAAAAGAAATTAAGGAAAAAATTGCGGAATTGATGAAAAATAGGTTTGTGCAGGCGGCGTTTGTTTATGCATTTGGAACTGGTAAAGGAAAATTTGACAAAAACTCTCTAGGTGTTGCTCAGGGTATTTTCTTTGCGGACGAAAGAGGCGAAGCAGTGGGATCGATGATGTTCCCGACAAATTTTGCTGACGCAATAAGAGACCCCAAATTCATGAAATTTGCTGCAAGCCACAAGATGAACAGCAGAGCAAAATCGTGGGGAAGCGACGGATCTAGAACGATCTCCCCATTCAGTTCAAGAGTCGAGATGGGCAGGAATGGTCCACAAGGTTTTTTTTCTCCACAGAACCTGATAGCATCATATGATCCTTTAGCCGACAGGGAACTCGATAATCTATTTGAATACACATTTTTACCCCCTGATCAAACAGTAAGTGTTGAGTCCCCACCATCATCAGAATTCATGCCTCCGCTTGGATCCGATACTCAATTTGCGGGGTTTTCTCAAAATGACGGTGGAGAATTCGAGTTTACGCTAGAAAATATTCTTCCTGTATTAGCTCAACTGGGTCTCATTCAAGATATAGATTTTGATGTTTTGGATTATACCGAATTAGGCATGAAGTTATCATCCATGCAAAATCCAATAAAAAATGTCGTTACCGTAAACGGCAGGGAATATGCAATTCCGGTTTTTGATGTTGAATTGGCAGAGGAATTATTCAACAGTTATGATAACATAAATGAAACGGTTATTGAGATGTTAAACGATGGTTTGGAATATGAAGATGCTGTTGAGATCTTTAAAAACGAAATCAGTTCCTTGTTGGAAGGTAAAAGAAACTACAAGAGAGAGTATCGTCTTTTCCATGGAAAACCGGAACAGAGGGCAAAAAGAAGCAAAAGAGTATTAGCCAGAAGAAAAATGGCAAAGAAATTAGGTAAGAATGCAATCAAAGGAAAAGATATAGACCACAAGGACGGAAATGCTCTCAATAACGGCGATTCTAATTTGAGAGTCAGATCCATAAATAAAAACCGGGCAGACAATGGTCATTCAAAGAAAAAAATATCTGAGATGTGGGGTGCCGGACTTGAAGGTTCGGGGGAATTGACCGCAAAGTGGTTGAAACAAACACCCGGACAATGGCAGATGATTGATCCAAAACTATTAAAACTTCTATTAAAGAATAAAGGAAAAAGCAGATGAAAAAGAAAAAAGACTGTGGTTGCGGTAAAACCAAAAAATACAGAAAAATGATGGGTGTGTCGGAATGCTTTGGTAGCAAAACAGACGCATTGAGCATCGTTGAGCTTTTGGATTTTCAAAAAAATAAACCATTTAAGGTTAGTTTCAATGAAGGCATAACAGTCTCATGGGAAAATGAGAATCTTCAGGAAAAAACTCTGACTCCAAAAGACAAGATGCAAAAGGAAAAATTTATGAAAGACATGAAAAAGAAGGATGTCTTGAATAAATTAAAGAAAAAATATGGCGAAAAAAAAGGTAAGGCTGTAGCATACGCCATGGCAACAAATAAAGCAAAGAAAACCCCTTAACATAAAGGAATTGCATGGAACCTATCATAGCACAAGCATCAGATATAAGTTTTTTAGATAATATTGCTGGCTTGTTGGGCATTATGGCTGTGATTTTGGGTGGAACAGTTACACTTTTAACCATGCTAGGAAAAATAAGGACAGAAATAGCTGAAATTCGCGTAGAGCTTCAAAAGGATAGAGCTCACATGGAATCCAGAATTTCTTCCCTTGAAAATTCTGTAAAAAACATAAAAAGTCAACTGAATACCATATTGTTTTCATTGGCTAGAAATCGAATATCTTTGGAAGATACACATATAGATGATCATAAATAATCAAAAGAGGACAAAATGAAAAAATTTAACCAATTAAAACAGCGTTTGATGGAATCAGAATACACTGAAGGCGGTGGTTTCAATGCGGCATATGATGGAACCACAAGTAGAAGCGTGGCTAGCGATTTTGGTGCTCACAGAATTGAAGATGCAACCCAAAGAAGCAGAATAAATGCCTTCCTGCAAGCTTTTTCACAGAAAGATTATCTTGACCCCAGAAGTGCAATCGCTCTGTTAAGAGCAAAATTGAATTTGATTGGTTTAGATTTTCAATTCAATAATAATGTGAACTTAATTCCAAATACCGTTATACGACTGCCGTTGACTCGTTTCGGTGGAACATTTGGCTTCAAGACCAGAAATGGTGTCGTAAATCATGGGATAGAAGATTCTTTTGAAAGAACTGATGGAATTTCAGAATTTAACAATGGGAAAGGACTTCAATTAATCGTAAATATCGGTCAAAATGGTGCAAATGGTCTCTTCAAATTTAACATTATGTTAGAAGAGACTACTGGAGATTCTACAGCGGAGTAATTGTGAGGTTCAGAGATCCATTGACACAAGATAATTTCCTGCTCTTCGCCATGAAATTTTATGAAAATCCTGCATGTAAAAACATGGAGGAATTCATGGAAGATTTAGAGAGAATAAAATACATAAAAAGACTCCTAAATAAATTTGAAAAAAAGGATTCTCTGAAAGAAAGACTGATTCTAAATCATATAATCATATTGAACAATGTTTTTGGTCCAGAAGCCTGCAGTAGAATTCTTTTTTTCAAGTTAGAACCGGAATATCATTCATGTCTGAAATCCTTCCTTCATTATCTTCAAATACTTCCCAGACAGATTCCGGAAATAGATTTGAGTTTAATTCCAAGGGATCACAGGATAGACCAAATTTTGAAGGAAATTCGTTAAACGAAAGCTGGTCTGCCATCGTAACCTCGTTTACGGTGTATAAATTAATGTCCGAAATCATCAAGCCTTTCACATCGATGAAAGCTTATAAAGCCAAACTTATTGATGAAAACGGAAATTTGCTCAAAAAAGAAGAAGAACTAACTAACAGCGAAGCATCAATTCTCAGCCCATTCACCAGATTGGTCATTGGAATAAAGAGATTAGTCAATGCATTGCCTGCAAACCGATATAAATCAGAATTTGGTTATATTCAGACTGCGGCAAGAGCAATGGCGTTTGAATGTGTTGAACTTGGTGGAGATGAAAGATTATTTTTAGAAGAACTTGAAAAATCATTGGATATTCTTCTGGAAGACGGCGAGGGATCTGCAGGGATCGGAAATGTAGCGGGTGGTGGTTTTTCAAATCCACAAGTGGGAGAACCAAATACCGCCCTTGCAGGATACAGTCCACCCATGAATATCACACAAAGAAAGAAAAAAATAATAAAGAGAGAAATAAAATGAAAAAAATTGCATTTCTGTGTGTCATCTTTGGGATATTAGTGTTTGGGTGCAAGTCTAAAACTATTCCTGTTGCCATAACTCCAGTTGCATCCACCACACCTCCACACCTTGAAGATGTCTTGGAAGACATAAGAACCAGTTCTGACATGATAACATATGATGCGACTGTGATAAAAGATGAAACAAAGGGAATAGCAGATCTAAAAGTTTCAAACGCGATTCAAAATAAAGCTGAAAATATCATAGAATCTTCAAATACCATTAAAAAAGAAAATGATAAACTTGCAAAAGTAATAGATGAAGTAAAGAAAAATGAAGATGAACTTGCTAAATTAAAAGATCTCATCAATTCCAAGCGTCTGGAAGCCCTTGAGAAGCTTTATGGCTACATCACCATGTTCTGGGTCCTCGGGTTTGCCGCAATCGTTGGAGGGGCTGTGGTGGCTTTCCTGCTGGGTAATAGGCTGTTCGGATCTTCCATCATGATGATCGGAACAATGATGGTCGGATTTGCCGCCGCAAGTCAATATTATATGGAACAAATCGCCCAAGTTGGAGGAATTATTCTGGTTATTTCGTTTGTTGGTGGAATTGTTTATCTAATATGGGGAATATATCGCGCAAATACCGTAACCCTTGCCGTCAAAGAAATTGTAGAGATGATTGAAATTCTAAAAGAAACAATAACCGATCATGAAAGAGAAAAATTGTTCGGAAAAGATGGCATAGCAGATCGTGTTCAATCTGACATAACAAAACAAGTAGTAGCCAAAATAAAAGAAAAAAACGGTTTGAGAAAACTGAGTGAGATCAAGCCTCAGTCTTGATTTTTTCAAACAAGTATTTACAGACATAATAAGAATCAACTATGTCTGAAACTGGGCTTACACAGTCATTTTTTCCGGGTGTCATAAAATAAATCAGATCTATCCCTGTTTCCCTGAAAAATGAAGCATGCATGTCCTCTTTGGTTGCATTTCCTTTTCCGGTAGCCATTTTTTTGACTGCGGATGGCTGTGCAATCTCCAAAGGTATCTGTGCCTGAAATATTTTATACTTTAGGATTCCTGTATTTTCTGCTATATGAAATACCTTTCCTTTGGCTCCAAAAGCATATCCTTCAATACAGGTCTGGTCAATTCCCCTGAGATACTTCATAGCCCAGTCAGAGATCGTATCAAATCTCATATAATCACCACTGTAAAAAGCAAATTCCTCTCCTTTTATGTTCTTGAGGAAGTTTGTCGCAAATTTTTTCTTGTCTGTCAAGAAGTAAAATTTACAATGATTAAATGAAAAACTACCCGTCGATCCGTTGTACACGCAAATTGACGGGGATGTCATACTATAATCTATACCAGCGATCACCATATAATTATGTATTTGGTGCATAAATAAAGACCGAAGGCATCAATAATCATATGGCAAGCAGCGACTTAAACAAAGAATATCTCAATTACACGAAACAAGAAGCTAGAAAGTGGCATTTTTATCTCGGTGGAGATCCACAGATAAGACCCGACGATAATCCCAATTCTTTTGATTGGGCTAATGATGTCAATATTTTGTATAGAGTCAGGGAAAACGATGTGAATTTTGTTACCGACAGACTTGACTGGTCCACCAGAATAGTTCTTTCACCCTGGAACTCCAATACAAACAATAATAATAGAACTCTGGTTTTTAATCCTGTCAATAGTATTGCCTACCTTTGTGTTAGTGATAATACAAACAACAGATCAGACAGTTCAATACGAGGAAAACAACCTTCAATATATGCGCCATCACATGTTAATGGGCTAAGGACTTATGATGATGGATATAGCTGGTACGCATTGTTTGTTGTCGATCCGACAAAAATGGACATAATCACGACATCAAAAATACCTGTGATGTCATTGGATGACTATACCACAGAGGCAACCTCAACATCATTGACACAAAAATATTCACAAGCATGTGGTGCCGATTATGCTGTGGATGGAACTTGCTGCCTTTACACCAAAGCAGAAGCAAAAGATACTCTTGGAACCGTTTTTGATAAGGGAGATTTATATTATGTGAAAACGGTTGCAACCTGTTATAGATGCAACGAATTGGCGAAAAAATTAAATTGCGAATATATTTTCAAAGCCGGTGTCACCGTTTTTGATTCTTATCCGACATGTTCTCCGTGTGATTGCTCCATTGACATAACGGATAAAATAACTCAAATAGAGAAAAATTTGGGCAATTTAAATACATCTGGATTTTTTAGACACATTTATGCGAATTATCAAGATTGGTCAGATCCGTCAGAAATTCTGTCTGTATTCATAAATTTGGGCGGATTGAGTGAAAATGACAAAATTATATCAATATCAAATCCAGAAATTACCTTTGATTCAATAACCGGAAGTGGTGCAAAAGCACAACTGATAACCGAATATATTGATGAACAAAGACATAGAGTGACAGGAATAAGATTGATTTCCAGAGGAAAGAATTATGTCAATGGAGATGCAATTCCTGTCATTTCTGGTCTTGAAAACAGCATCCTGAACAATTTAATTGAAGTAAATGTTGCACCGGAAGATTTCCCAGAAAATCCAGTTTCAATGTTAAACAATCTTGAAACTTGCGTCAAAGTTTCAATCACAAATACAATGTTACAACAGAATGGTTCTTATCTTCGCAATTTTACGAGGTATGGATTATTGAAAGATGTGAAAATAGAAGCCGATAATACTTTGGCAACTGATGGTCTAAATGATAATGAATATCAATTACTAAAAGCAACTTCGGTTTTGACTTTAGGATTAACGACAGTCCCAGTTCCAGTATAAGGATAATAAAATGGCAGCACCAAGCCCAAGTTTAACTACAAGCGAATCATACAATATTCCACCGGGTAAAAACATACCAGCAATTGCGGATGAAAACAGTCCGGGAGATTCATTCATAATAAAACCCGTATATTTTAAATTGGGAACCGGAGCGGCTGGATCAACACAGTCTATTGCAGAAGTCATAACAAAAAATCCAGAAAAATTACAATTGAACAATGAACTGCTACTCGATGACGGGAATTTTTATTTTGTTCAACAACTTGACAGGACTCCAGTAAAATTTGCTTCAGGTTCTCCTTTAGTTACCCAAAAAACAAGCATAAACTTTCCTTCTCCGGATATTGAAGGATTTATTCCAGAAAAAGTAGCAACATTCTTGATTTTCAAGAAATGAGGTATAAATGTCGGCATTTCCTTTTACATTAGGTCCTTTAGGCAACTCCTTTCCACTAAACACTACTCCATATTGGAGCAGAATAACATTATCACAGATTCAAGGAACTACAGCCAGTAATTATTGTCTCCTTGGATTCAAACCGGGATTGCCTCTTCAGGCATCAGAATTGAATGAGATTCAGGAAATTGCAGTGATGAATCAAACATTGACTGCAACCATGATTTCTTCTTGGCCTGTTTTTAATATGTCATGGAAGAATGAAGTGTATGGTCCGGGATGGGATGGAACAACTCCAATTTATCCAAAATTCGATGGAAAAAATACCATTGAAAACTTAGTCGCTTCCGACGATAAACAAGTTTTCGTGAGAAAAGGGTGGTATCTAGTCACTGTTAATGAAAGTAACCTCAAACATTGGGTTTATTTGAATCAAGGATACACATCCGATATCTCGGTTTCTACAATTCCAAACGGTAGTCAAAACGAATTTGGATTTATTGCAACATATGAAACCATCAAACCCACAGATGATCCATCGTTATATGACAATTCCAGTGGTTCAGTTATCCCGAATCTAGGTGCTCCGGCTGGAGCCGACAGAATACGGGTAAAACTTTCAGATCCTGTTTGGGCAATGAACGGCAATACTGCAAATTTCAGCCCCATTTTAAAGAAAATAGATACAGATGACAATTTATTATTGTATATGAATAATGTGGAAGTTCCACAGGAATAAAATAAATGCCCATATTTCAAAACGGTATAACTTCTCTTGGTGTAACGGCTTCTTTCAGGGATTGGTTCAATCAATATAATGATTCTGTATTGGGAAAGCTGAATAACGCTCTTATATCCAGACCTCTTGCTGGTGATGGAATAACCTTCTCATACCAGTCTGACGGTGGATATACATTTGAAATTTCAAATAAAATTACAAAAGCTATAACATTCTCTGGAAATGTTGCTTTTGAAGGATCGGTTTCTCTGGGTAGTAGTAGATTATCTGGATTGGCTGTAGAAATTACCGGAAACTACATTTCAAGGGGAGTCACCGCAGGAAAAGTAGTTAGGCTCACCAGCACAGGAGGATTGACTCTTGCAAAAGCAGACACCCCTTCAAACGCGGAAGTCCTTGGAATAGCAATAGATGTAAATGCCACAAGAACGATAGTTGCGGTCGCTGGTAAAGTCTCTGGATCAACTCTTGCTTCAAACTTGATAACAGGTGGATTGACTTCTGGCTGTGTCTATTTCGTTGATCCGGTCATTGCTGGTGGAATTACCAGAACGGAACCCACTACAGTTGGACTGGTTTCAAAACCAATCCTTGTTGGCATGGGAACGATTGAGGGAAATATACTCCCATATAGAGGCCAGTACATTCAGGGTTCGTGTGGAGCTTCTGGATCTTATTTGTTTAATTCTAGCGTGCTCATAGAAGTAGAATCAAAAGGTGAAGCAGAGACATCTTTCGAAATGAGACCTGGGGCATTGATTGCTGTTGATATTGAAAAACCATCATATTCAACAGCATATACCTCTATTTCTGGAACTCCTTTATATTTCAAAGCAACTAGTTTGACACCTGTCGAAAAAATTATTGGAATAGTGAGTGAATATGTTGGGGCATACGACAGTACAGTTGGAGCAAAAATTACATTAAAGGTAAACACAAGCGGATCTGTGATAAACAACATTTCAAGCTTGGATGGATGGGGATCACTGGATTCTGGTGTTGTTTATCTGGAGCCGACTGGAACATTCACTCAGAAAAAACCAACAACTGATGTCATTGTTGTTGGAAATGTTTCCGGGAATAATCTCGTATTGAACATCGATTCTCCCTCACAAATTTTTACCACAATATCTGGCGCAGGTGGAACTAGATTCCAAAATTACTTAATCAATGGTAGCTTGAATTTATGGCAAAGAGGATTGGGTGTCTCTGCTGCATACGGAATCACGGCAAGCACAACCCCCAACAAAAAATACATTGCGGACAGATGGATAATGTGGGGTGCAAGCGGTGAAAGAGGATTCACCGGAGAAAGAAAATCTTTCTCTCCCAAAACACAAACAGATGTTTTGGGATATCCAAATTATTACATTTCATTGATAAAAAACACTACAGATTCAAGTCTGGTATCAAACTTCTACAATGTAATAGAAGATCCAAGAACAATTGCAAACAAACAATTAACATTCTCTTTCTATGCAAGAACCATAGGTGGAACTGGATCGTTCACCATAAATTCAACACAATACACCAGCACTTCAGGATATATCAATGGTATCACACATGCAACACATACTTCTGCCATAGCTAGCAATTGGAGTAGATACAGTGCAACCTTTGTGGGTCCAACTGCAAGTTCAGCTGCTGTTTCATATTTCTTGATGGGTATTGGATTGAGGAATAATGGAAGAACATATGAATTTGCTCAATTCATATTGGAAGATGGTTCGACAGCATCAACACCGACAATGGTAAGTTTTGCTGAAGATTATTCCAGAGCAGCAGAATTTTATCAGAGAAGTTATGGACCAGATGAAAAAACCGGTACTGATACGATAGAAACAAACAGGGGTAATTTGGGAATATTATCCCCAAACAGTGTTATTCTCTCTCATACGATGAAGTATAGAATGACTAGAACTCCAGAAGTGACAATTTATTCACTGAAGGGGAATACTGGCGAAATATCATTCAAAGACACTGCTAGCCCAACGGACACCTTGTGGTATGACAGCAAAGATAACACACTGTTCGCTACAAGAATTAAAAATTGCGCAATTGCTTTTGGTGCAGCTCCAGTCCAAAGATGGAATGGAAATAATTTCTCAGTGAATCCAATATCAAATGTGAGAAAAACACAAGCAGACTTTAATTTTGTCCCATACACAAGTTATTGTTGGTTTGATTTTGTAGGTTTCCATTATGTGGCTGATGCCGATACGACAATCTATTAATAGGAAAAACCATGTCATCCTGCTCCACAAGTTCAAATATTCAATCAACCATACTCACCCAGATCATAAGAGAAGAAAGTGACACAAAAAGAGTCGCTTTCAAGATATCAAGTGCAGATGCCGGAATTTCTTCGGGTGTAACCCTGGGTTCTGTCATACGATATGATGTAGGCACGGATCTTTACATGCCATCAGACGCAAGAGATCCTTCGACAGCCGAAGTTGTAGGCATAGTCGAAAAAATAGAAAATGGCGTGTATACCGTAGTTGCAAATGGATTGATAACATATCCAAATATCAATTCCGTAATTAACGGTTACACTGGAAATTGTGCGGAGCTAGATCCAGCTACTGGTGGTGGAAGCGGTGGATCTGACATATTTTTCTTGAGCGACGGTTGTCCCGGAAAACTACAATTGATTGAGCCAACCACTCCGGGAAGAATAATAAAACCGGTCATGCAAAGAGTGAAGGTCGGTGCTTCTGGCTCTGTTCAATATAATGGCATCGTTTTGAATTATATTGGTTATGAAGTTTCCAGACTTGCATCATTGACATATGAGATAATAGGAAATCCCGGGGATGTCACATTCACAAAAGAAAAGAATCCACCGGATGGATTTATAAATGTCACCAATCCACAAGTTTTAGATGTTGAAGATTATCCTGATCTTTATGATACATTTAAAACTGATCATGGTGATTATGTTGAAAATGTGGTTTTGGATTCCCCCGGAAACATTACTTCATTAATTGATTCAGATATTGTTCAAAAGAATGGATCTGTCGTAGTATCAACCGGAAAGATAACCGGAACAGATCCTACCACAAATTCAATATTAATAATCAAAAAAACAGGACAACCAGAAACCGACACGACTAAAAATCTGTTTATCGGAAATATAAGATATGTCTCTACATCGGCATCTGTAAAATCATTTACTCTTCCTTCTGTCCCTGAAGAAACTATAAAATATGTTACTCCAACCGAAACAAAACAAGAAACTCTCACCCCATACATGAGAACCAAACCAAATGTGACTTCAGTTGCAATACCGGACACTCTGGAAATTGAGCAAATAAAATCAGATAAGTTAATAACAAATGGTGTTGAAGTCGCCCCTAAATTACTGGATCTTGAATCAAGAATAGCATCAATTGAAAGGAAATTCGGGATCTAATGGGTTCCAGTTTCTATCCATCATCGAAATATTCTTTTTCTTATGGCATACCCGGTCCCGTTGGATCAACAGGAGAAAGAGGACCAACAGGACCTACAGGATATGGTTCAACTGGTCCTACAGGTTCATCAATAAGTTCAATGGGTTTATGTGGTGGAAAACTATTAACTACATTTGATACTGGTGCGACATACATCACTTCTGCAAATTTCAAGGGAAGTACAGGAAACACTGTTCTCATTGCAGGCATAACCGTAGGAAACGGTCTCTCAATATATGCAGGTGAGACCCGGACATTAAATTTCAGAAAAATAAGAGGAATTACATCTCTTTCGGGAAGAGCCGATTTTCAGGTTGGTTTATGTGGTGATAGCCTAGAGTTTTCTTACATTAATTTGAGCAGTGGATTTACTTTGGGAATTACTGGATCCGAAACAGTTAACACTTTTATTGGTTATAGTGGATCGGCTGTAACTTCTATACAAAAATCAAGATATGGCGAATCATCATCCATATCCACCAGAAATATATTTGAAAAAGCAAGAGGTCTTGGTTATTCAGGAGCAACTTCATCAACCGGAGTTTTGTGCAACTACATCACCGGTGGAACATTCAATTATATCGATTCAAAAGGAAGTTCTGCTTCCGCAGAATGTAAGATTGTTTATATAAATCCTGATTGTGTGTCGAAAAATTCAATCGATGTCGAAGTGAGAAACAAAGTTTTTGTTGCCGATATGAAAAACAATACAACATTGGTAGTGCTTGGTGAAACAGAAGATAAAAATTCTGCATCAGCAATCACAGTTGTTTTGATGAATCCCAGCAACGGTCCAACAGCATCGGCTCTCGGTCAAAAAAGATTCTCACTAACTTCCGCTACAGGTGATATAATGTGGCCATTTGGCGTTGAACCCTGTTTTTGTGGTCCTACTGGAACAAATGTCTATCATTTCTTCAATGTGGGTGGATATACTTGGTATGGCAGTGTCGCATGGATGAGTGACACATCAGTATTCTTTGATTGTCAAAAATCCGTAATACAGGGAATCTCCGTTCCATTTGGTGCATGCTGCATTGCAGATGGAACTCCAGGAGGAACTTGTATTTACGAGAGCATCACCGATTGCCTTAATAGGGGTGCAAGTGCCTTCTGGCATGCAGGTCTGACTTGTGGCTCTAATCCTTGCCAGAAGACAGGAGGATGCTGTATGAGCTTCACCGATGTCAAGGCAGAAAACAGCAGCCTCTGCCTAAATGGTATTACTTGTATAAATTGCATCTCTGGAATGGTGTACAATCCAAGAGGTAAAACATATAATGCTACAAGTTTTACATATCTTGGAAATGGAATAACCTGTTCATCCTCAAATTGTCCTGTAGGAGCCGAAAATGTCATCTAAAGGACTGAGTAGAGTAATATCAGTGATTATCGCCGTTACCGGAGGAGTCGGTCCAACTGGTCCCACTGGAGCAACGGGATTTACCGGAAACTTTGCGACTGGACCTCTTGGTCCTAGAGGCATAGGCATAATAGGAGCAACATACAATTCAATAATAGACGGCGTAACCTTTACTCTTTTTGATAAAACAACAATTGGAATAACAGGAATAAAAGGAAACACCGGCAATGCTTCAAGTGCGTCTCCTCCTGGTATAAGTTATGTTGGATCCGGTATAACTCCACTGGTTAATTCTACAGGCGTATCGGGGTATACTTTATTTTTTAGAGGAGTAACTTTCGCAGTTGGTCTTTCTGGATCTATATCCGCAAATACCATATTCATTCAAGAAAATACAGGATATACCGGGTCTTTTGATGAAAATAAACTTCTGTATGTAAAATACAGTCAGACCCAAAGCTTGTATTACCTCGATTCCGCAGACAAAACTGCGTACAAGAATATTTCGTATTCTGGAACAACTTATTCAGAATTGACAATAATTTCAAATGTCGGCAGGGATATTCTGGATTCAAACAATTTCAATTATTCAATTGGAACTAGTGCAAACGCATATCATACCGGATTGACGATGACTATAGATTCTGCTGTCTATGGAATAACTGGATTGTCATTTGAAGGCAATTCAAATGTATTGTATCCATATCTCAAGTACAGAGCATCTTATTTTGATTCCGCCGGATCTTCGGGTGCTACTTTTTCCACGATATCTTTTTTGGAGATAGGTCCCTACAACAAGACGATCAAATTGACAGAGAAAATAGGCTCTTGTTGTTTTGAATGTGATTCTTGCAACGGTTATTCCGATGGAAGAAATTGCATAGATTATGTTTCAAAAACTTACTGTGATTCTGTTTCTGGAAGATGGAGCCTTGAAAATTGTTATACTAGACAAAGCACATATGATTGTTACTTACGCAGAGCATGCTGCGTCAACGGAAGATGCGTAAATGCGACAAGACTCAAGTGTCTTCAAATGAAGGGTTCTTTCTGTGAGTATAAAGTTTGTGGGGTGTCTTATAATTGTGATATACCCTGCATCGAACCGCAACCAGTTCTTGGACCCACAGTTTATTGTTGCTGCAAGGATGGAATAGGAACTGAATTGACCGATCCGGCATTGTGTGTAGGAAAAGCAATAATCGGAAATTGCGAAAGCGTGAATTGTCGATCGGTAGAAAATACCGGAGCATGTTGTTTGCAAAATGGATCTTGCGTTTATCTGACGAAAAACGAATGTGCATTCCTTGGTGGAGTTTATAAGGGTACTGGGGTAACATGTTCATCTACCACTTGTTGTACCCCCTAACTACATAATTTGAGGCATAAATGGGATCCAGTGCAATAAGAACAATCATAATAGGAACAACTGGTCCCACGGGTCCAATAGGGCCTGTGGGTCCAATCGGACCAACAGGAACCGGAACAGGATTTACCGGTCCTAAAGGAAAGACAGCAAATTATGTTTCAACAATCATTGCTGACCAGAATTTGATAAAACTTGTGTCAGGTGACAAGACATTCATACTATATGGAACTCAAGGTGCAACTGGATATACAGGCACAATTTTTGGAAACAATTACTCAGCAGGATTGTCATTTTTCTCGTCTGCATCTGGCTATACTTTGACTTTGAGGGGAATTTCTTTCATAGGAAATCTAAGAGCAGAAATCACCGGAGATTCCATACTGGTAACTCCGATTGATGTATCGTATGGTGTAACACTATCCGGCAATCAAACAGACTCGACGGTATTGTTCTCAAAAACAGATTCAGTGATAGATTCAACCAGAATCAAATATGGAAAAACATATGGAGAGTTTTCTTTCAGCAATGTCTCAGGAATAACTCAAACATCATCACAAGTCTATGCAAATATACGAGGCAATGTAATAGATGTTCCATCTGGATCAAATGATCTTATTTTGGGATTGACTACAGGAGCGATCTATAAGATCAATACACCACTTGGTCTTTCCGGATTTACTCTGGATTCTTCTCTTTACAATGATAATGAATTGTTATCTGTAACTTTCTTTGTAGAAGGAAATGGATTCTCACAATTCCCGACAAATGTTTATTTTGAAGATACACCGTATTCCTCAAATTTTGGTTGTGGCACAAACATCATGAACTTGATGACACCCAATAAAGGAAAATCGTGGTATGCCACCATAATAGAGCGTGGTTATGGTGCGACATTGTGTTCTGGATTTGACGGAGTTGGATCTTGTTGCTACTCTCAGGGAAAAACTCTAGTTTGTTCTGAGTATGTGACCGAAGACTGGTGTAAAAAAAACAATGGATCTTTTAATTTGTTCACTGCTTGCAGTTCTACATGCGGAGCCACTGCGATATGTTGTTCTAATGGACAGTGTGTCTCTGGTGTTTCTGAAAGTGAATGCGAATATTTTGGTGGCAAATATTATCTTGGTATTGCATGTGATGGAATTGAATATACCTCCGATGATGACAACACAGTAAGACAATGTTACGATTCAACAAAACCAGTGACATCTTGCTGTACGGGAGTTACTTGCATTTCGGATGTTACCTTTAAAGTGTGTGAGGAATATTATGGCGGCATAGGATTTGTTGGAAATTGTTGCGACTGTGAATGCAAGGATGGCGTAAGAGTGGAAATTTCTGGTGCCTGCTGTGTGTCTGAAACAAAAACATGTCAGAATGTTACGCCAACAGAATGCTCTAAACTTGGTGGAATATTCTTCGGAAAGAATACAACATGTAATACCATTGACTGTGGATTTGATGTTCCCGTAACTCTTGGATCTTGCTGCTATCCAGATAAACCCTGTGTTGATAATATTGATGAAAAAAATTGTTTTGGAATTTTTTATCCAAATTCCACATGCGATGTATCCTGTGGAAAAATAAAGGAAAAAGAAATTCAAGAAACAGATCTTTCAAAAGATCAAATTGTTAATGTTGCTATAAATGATCAAAGATACGATATAATCTGTGGGGGAAATCCAGACCCATGTATAGAATTTAAAGATGATAATATAGAAGCCCTATAAATATTTTAAGTTATTACCATGTCAATTCACTTCAGATCAAGAATTCAATCTCCGATAAATTACTCCACTTACCTTTTTCCTGGGGTGAGTGGTTGTTGCTGTACTGGGTCAAGTGAAGATGGTGCTGTTCCTTTTGAATCTACATTTGGTGCCTGTAATGCATTGAATGGGTATTTTTCAATGAGTCCTGACTGTAAAAATTCATGTTTTCCAAAAGGAAAAACAGGATGTTGCTGTGCATCTTTCTATTCAGGAATGTCAGATGGGATAGAAAAAACACAATGCGAGGATCTGAATGGAATATGGTCCAGCTCTCCTTGCAAGGATCTAGACTCTGAAAAATTTTGCATAACTGGCGACAAAGATATAAGATTGAAGAAAAAATGCTGCGGATATACTTTAATCGATGGATCTGTCGAATCCAGGTGTTACTCTGTCGATACCGAAGAAGAATGTTCAAAATTGACCGTCAAAGGATATACTCCTATTTTCTATGAGACCGGTGAAACTTGTCAAACAAATCCTGAATGTCCGTCAATAATTGAGAATAAAAAACCAAACAACACAACATTCCTTACAGGTGTAATTGAAAAAGACACATACGGAAATTGCTGCATTCAGGGAATTCCTTGCAGATGCATAGAAACAATAAGCTTCTACGATTGTGATAAATTGAATGGGTCTTTTTATCTTCTCGGTGACAAAGAATTTTCTTGCTCCGAATGTGAAAGAAATTGCACGAACGGAGAACCGTAATGGAGAGTCCAATATATCCAAATTCTGTTCCAGTTCCTTTGACATTTTATAGAGGTGGTGTAAATATTGGGGTTTTCAATCCCGGTCCTCCTGTAACACCATCGGGTTCTATAGTTTTTGGAAATCCTTCCACAGGAAAAGCAGAAGACTACAGAACAGATGGAGAAGGAACAGGCGAATCAAAATACGCTTGGGTCTTAATTTTAGCACCAAAAGACATAAACTTTATAACAAATCCTTTACAAGAACCAGTATCAGTCAATACTTCATCTTATGATGGTTATTTCAATAAAAGCCAATATGATCAAAATCAAATGAAACAATTAAATCTGTATGCTCCTGGAGGATATAGAGATTGGTATGTTCCCAGTACCGACGAGTTGGCTTTCATAGCAAAAAATTTGCCACAAAATTTTGATTTAGGTTTTAGGTTTTATGGAATGAAAGAAAAAGAGTATGTTTCTTCCACATATATTGTGCAAAATTCAAGCAAAAATATAGAAAAAAAGGTATCATTGATATTGGCACAATCATTTGATGAGCCTACATATGGTGATACTTTCTTGGTTTCAGACACCAAGCAAATGCCAGTAAGACTTGTAAGAAAAGTTCCAGTATACATTATTTGAGGTATAATCATGTCAGAAAACAAAGGTTGTGGTTGTGGTAAGAAAAACGCTCCTCCGACACCAGCTTCCCCTGTTACGGAACAGAGCGATCAGTCGCAGCAACAAGAATTTAGAAATGCTGAACCAGTTGATGGCGGACTAAAAAAAAAATTAACAATGATTCAAAGTTTCGCAACATCAATAGCATCCCGGGGAATCAGCGACAACAAAGTCAACAAAGCAGAAAAACAACTCCGGGTATTGGGATGTTTCGGCAACAAACACTCAGGCGGAATCCTCCCTCCATGTGAACATTTGAAGAAAAGTGAAGTCCAAGAAGGACAATACTATTGTGGTGCTTGCGGGTGTGGCGACAAAAAGATGACTTGGTTGTTAGCCAATGGGGAAGAATATTCCAAGTTGGATTATCCAAAATTGCATTGTCCTCTCGGAATGCCTGGTTTCAGTAATTACACTGAAGCTGAGGAACATGAATCTGTTCCGCCAATAACCAGAAAACATTTTATCGAGAACATGTCATTGGCTGATGTGGCATCTGTTCAAGTAACTCTTCCTGAAATGCCCATACAGACCGAAGAGCTTCCAAAAAACCAAGAATAAATTCTACCTAAATAATTCCGGTGCAATATGCCGGATAATAGAATACAAACAAGAGATCAACTAATCGAATATGCATTCAGGGCTCTGGGAAAACCAGTAATAGATGTCAATGTTGATTGGCAACAGGCATCTGATCGTCTGGATGATGCTCTGCAATTGTTTGCAGAGCGTCATTTTGACGGTGTTGTGATCGGATATTTGCCATACAAAGTTACTGAGGAAGATCAGGCAAGAAAGTATATTTTTTCAGACAATATAGGACCACCCAGTGGAGTCACAGGAGATCGTCCTACCGGACAGGATATAGTATCGATTGTAAGAATATTCCAATATGACCCGATAAGCTCATCGAATAATATGTTTAATATCAAGTATCAATGGGCTTTGTCTGATTATTTTCAGATAAACAGAGGTCTGTATGGAACACAAGATCTTCCCATTGCGAATTACGACAATGCAATGAGATACATCACATTGATGAATCAATACTTCTCACCCGAGAAGTCATTTCAGTTCACCAAATCATCAAACAGAATTTCAATCAATACCGATTGGTCAACTGATCTGAAGCCCGGACAAGCATTGATGTTTGAAGCATATTTAGCACTCGATCCGGATACTTACACTGAAATATACAATGATCGTATACTCAAGAAATATCTTGTTCAATTAATAAAGAGACAATGGGGCATAAATTTGTCAAAATATGAAAACACCCCATTGCCCGGTGGCGGTACTCTTCGTGGAGCAGCCATGTATCAAGAAGCACAAAACGAAATAGACAAGATAGAAGCTGAAATTTATACCGCGTTCGAAGGTCCACCGACCTTCCAGATGGGCTGATGAATGGCAACAAATCCATTTTTCAATCAAAAACATCCGGGAGAACAGCAACTCCTAGAAAAAATGACGATCGAACAGATAAAAATGTTTGGTCAAGACATGACATATGTTCCCCGTGAAATGATAAAAGAAGATAAACTTTTTGGTGAGGGAAAATGGTATAAATTTCAAGATGCATTTCCGATTGAGATGTACATAGAATCCGTGAATGGATTCGAGGGTGCGGGTGATCTCATATCAAAATTTGGATTGCAGGTCAAGGACAGAATAACACTGATAATGTCACAAAAAAGATTTGCTCAGGAAGTGACCTCGATCAGGACAGACATAAAAAGACCCAGAGAAGGTGATTTAATATTCATGCCTCTCTCGAATTCTCTTTTTGAGATAAACTTCGTGGAACACGAAGTTCCATTTTACTTTCATGGAAAAAATTACACATACAAGATAACCTGTGAACTTTTCACTTACGATCATTCCAAGATGGATACCGGAGTCACCGAGATCGATATCATCGAAGAAGAAAGACACTCAATTCCAAAATTACTTTATGTCAAAAGAATTTCTGGGATTACATATTATGGTTTCTATGAAGGAGAAACAGTCAAACAATATCTCGAAAATTCGGAATCGCTTGGTGATATAACCGGATCTGCGATATCGACTGGAGTATTGGTTCAATATAACGGCATTTCTGGAACCACGGCTATCTCTGCGGCTTATGTGACGACAAAGGATGCTTTTGGTGTCACCGGAGCAACATATATTCTATATGGCGAATCATCCGGTGCCAAACAATACATTAGCGGAATCACAGCATCAAATACCCTTATACCATATAACTCTCTTATGGGCGAGAATTTCGGAGATAATGACATTACTGCTCTTGAGGCTAAAAAAGATAACATCATAAATTATTGTGAAACAGATCCATTCTCAGAAGGAACACCATAATGTTCGGACAATATTATAATGAGTCGGTAAGAAAATTGGTAGTGGCATTTGGAAATCTTTTCAATGAGGTTTACATAGCAAAGACCAAAGATGATAATTCTACGACACGCCTGAGAATTCCTTTGACATACAGTCCAAAAGAAAAGTTCTATAGAAGAATTCGAGAACCCGGGACCATAACCGAAAATACAAGAGTTCAAATAGACTTGCCTAGACTTTGTTTCTCGATCAAAACCGTCGAATACGACACCGCAAGAAAACTGAATAAAATAAATGAACGCAGGGTAAGAGATCCGTCTGATAATAAAATTTACACGGTAAATAAAATAGTTCCTTATAATTTTGTTTTCGAGTTGACTTCTTTTTGCAGAAGCATAGATGAAAATCTTCAAATAATGGAACAAATACTTCCAAATTTTGCACCGGAATTGGTCCAAACCATAAATTTCAATAAATCATACGAATCTGTGAATGTTCCGTTTATTTTAGATGCAATGACTCAATTTGAGGATACTGAAGGCTCATTCGAAGAAAGAAGATTGTTGCTCAACACATATACTATTACAGCAAAATCATATGTTTTTGGTCCTGTAGAAGAAACACCAAATGTAATTCAATCGTTTGCATTTACCATAGACAATCTTACTGTTACCGGCGGAAATATCAATATAACAATTCAGGAGTAATTATGAGTTTAGAAAAAATAGGTGATGCTCTTGGCATTCCTTTTGTCACCAGTGAAGAAAAATCGTTGTCAGAACCGGTAAAAGTTTCTCAACCGAAAGACGATAAAACGGATTCGGATTTCCAAGAAGTCAGAAAAAATCTCAGAAATCTAATAGCCACGGGCGAAGAGGCTATTGAGGGGATACTCAAGGTTGCTCAAGAAGGAGATTCCCCTAGAGCATATGAAGTTGCAGCAACTCTCATAAAAACAGTCTCGGAAATAAACAAAGATATCATTGACATACATCAAAGAATGAAAAGCATGGAACAAACGAAAGTTGTACAAAACAATACGACAAACAATTCAATATTCGTGGGTTCCACATCAGATCTTCAGGATCTGATAAACAGTGCAAGAAGCAGAAAAAAAGCATTGACTGAAATCAAACTGGAAGAAAAAGATGGCGAATAAAAGATCTCTTGAGGGTTATAGGGACAATGTAAACCTGAAACCATATGGTGTAAAGGTAAATTTTACCCCGGAGCAAGTTGAAGAATATGTCAAATGTGCTTCTGACCCGATTTATTTTGCCACTCGCTACATGAAAGCGGTCTCTCTTGATGAAGGACTAATTCCATATCATCCGTATCCTTATCAAAAAAATATGATTGAAACTTGTGCAAACAACAGGTTCGTCATATGCAAGCTCCCCCGTCAAAGTGGTAAAACATTGACTATGTGTGCTTATCTTCTCTGGAATGTGATGTTCAATCAGGATATCAATGTTGCAGTTCTTGCAAACAAGAAAACAATCGCCTATGAAATTTTGGAAAGAATCAAGAACGCATACCAATACATTCCAAAATGGCTCCAGCAAGGAGTGAAGGAATGGAATAAGGGATCCATAGTGTTGGAAAACGGTTCTCGCGTCATAGCATCCGCAACAAGCTCATCCGCCGTCCGTGGTCTGTCTTTGAACATCATTTATCTGGACGAATTTGCCCACATTCCAAACAACATAGCCGAAGATTTCTTCTCCAGCGTTTACCCTACGATCTCTGCAGGTAAGGACACTAAAGTCATCATTACCAGCACACCTAGGGGACTGAACAAGTTTTATCAGTTGTGGAAGGGTGCCACAAAGAAAAAGGGAGAAGAAGGAAAAAACGAATTTATACCAATTGAGGTTTCTTGGAGAGATGTTCCAAAATATCCCGGTGGACCGCTTCGCGACGATAAATGGATGATGGAAACGATAGCAAATACCAGTCTTGAGCAGTTCAATCAGGAATATAATACTGAATTTTTGGGATCTACAAATACCCTAATAGCATCGTGGAAACTGAGTTCCATGAATTGGTCAAAGCCAATAAAAACACATAAAGACGGATTGATGATATACGAGGAACCAAAACCGGATCATATTTACATTTTGACGGTCGATGTGGCTAGAGGCATAGGAAAAGATTATAGTGCATTCACGGTTGTAGACGCAAGCGTATCTCCATATAAACTTGTCGCAAAATACAGGAATAATTTAATTCCTCCTCTTGTGTTCCCAAATATCATAGAATCTGTGGCAAGATTGTATAATAATTCGTGGGTTCTGGTCGAAGTAAACGACATAGGTGGTCAGGTTGTTGATATTCTTCATTCTGAATTGGAATATGAAAATATAGTTTCTACCATCGCAAAGGGAAGAAAAGGTCAAGTCGTAAGTGGTGGGTTCGGAAAAGGCAACAAACTTCAGGGAGTCAGAACAACCGTGGCGTTGAAAAAAACCGGCTGTTCAATTCTCAAAAATTTGGTCGAACAGGATCGATTAATTATTGAGGATCAGGACATTGTTGACGAATTAATGACATTTGTGTCTCATGGAGAGATGGGGTGGAAAGCTGAAGATGGTCACTCGGACGATTTGGTAATGTGTCTAATATTATTTTCTTGGCTTTGCAGACAACAATATTTCAAAGACATGACCTCGATCGACATCCGAAAAGGAATGATGGAGGATGAAATAGAGGATATTGAGAATGAATTGACTCCTTTTGGGTTCATGGCTACAGGATCTGAGATAGAAACTGAAATTTTGGACGGAAATGACTATTGGAAGGCTAGTTCAGGCTAATTCAAAAGAATAATAAATAAATCAGTAGAAAAAGGAGAAAAAATGTCTTCCAAAATTATAGTTGAATTATTGGGCAACAATCTTGTTCCTTCCTTTAGTGAAGATCTCTCAAATTCAATAGCAGCGGTTTATGGTCACACTTATTCTGGTGAATCAGGTTCAACTCTTACTATTTTTAGCGAATTTGCAATAGGAAGCGAGTTATCTGATGGCTATTTTAGAGTCTCTGATGCAAGCGACTGGGTAAAAAGATATGTTAGTAAATTTGCCGGAGTTTCGGGTGAAGATCAAGTTTTAAGCCCCAATCCGTCAAATACCCTTCCAATTTGTAGAGCCAAAGGTGATTCTGGTTGCTTCCTGGGTGCAAATGGCAACCTAGCGACACATTGGTGGTCAATTCATAATTATTTGACATATGGTGGAAGTTGTTTGGTTGCAGGTGGATATACAGGTTTCAATAGTACAAACACCCCCCTTCTGGACAAATCAGTCCTGAACGACATTGATGTTATTTTTGCTCTTGACCATGGCATCACTCAAGCCACAATTGTCCGCGAATTGGTTGCGGGTAGAGGAAATGATTGCTTTGGTATCGTCGGGGTGAGTGGAAGCCTAAGTGGTTTCGGTGAACCTGTTCCTGGAAACACTTTTCTTGGTCAGACAGCAGGATTGATGGAACCAAGAGGTGCAAGCCTTGGCAAGTATGGAATGGCAATTTATGGAAGTAAACAACACTCGGGAATAGACCCGAACGACACTACTACCTTGGTATCGACTCCTTTGATGGCAGATGCAGCCGGTTGTCTTGCTCGCGTAGACAATGATCGCTATCCCTGGGTTTCTCCTGCTGGGATGAGAAGAGGACAGATATTGAACACTGTTCGATTAAAGGAACAACCAAGCGATGCAGTTCAAACACATTTACTGTCCAAGAAGATCAACTTTGCAACGACAATACCGACACAAGGAACATATCTGTTCTCGGATAGAACTCTTGATGAAGATACCAGTCCATACAGAAATATAAACATTTCAAGGTTGCTGATTTATCTGATCAAGAACATCACACCGATTGCAAATCAATATCTCTTTGAAATCAACAACGAACGAACTAGAACTTCATTCGTGAATGCCATAACACCAATTTTTACTACAATACAGAGTACAAATGGTATTGAAACCTACAAAATTGTTTGTGATAGGTCAAACAATCCGGATTCTGTAGTAAGAGATAACAAGTTCGTAGTCGATGTAACCATTAGACCGGTCAACTATATCGATACAATCACAATCAGATTCACTAACCTTGATGAGGTATAAGCATGGCTGGAGCAACAGGACAATCGATAGATGATTTTATTGACGGTTTTGGTGGTGGGTTAAGACCAAATAGATTTTTGGTTATTCCCACATTCCCCAGTGGCGTGACACTTACGAATGCCAATGCTTATAGTTTTTTTATAAGAGCAGCGGCTCTTCCTAGTTCAGATTTAGCTGTAATTCCTATTGCTTATAGAGGAAGAACATTTAAAATGCCAGGAGCTAGAACATATACCCCCTGGCAAATGGTTGTATTAGATGATGTTGGTGGCGAATTATGGGATGTTTATCATTTGTGGTCAAGTAAAATATTAAAACACAAATCAAATAAAATAGCCAGTTCCGGAACTAATATGGATGATTTTTCTAGTTTAATGGCAAGTCATACAATCAAACAACTTGATATAAATGGAACTACCGAAAAAACAGTTGTTCTTAATAAGTGTTGGCCATCTGAAGTAGGACCTGTTGAATTTTCTATGGCTGACAATGAAAATTATGTAACATTTACAGTTACTTTAGAATATCAATACTTTACTACTGCTATAGGAGCAGGGTGATAACAAGGGAAAAAAACAATGGCAAATAGTATACAAGACTTTATTTCAAATTTTCAAGGTGGTTTAAGACCAAATAGATTTAGAGTTATCGGTGCCATAGGAGAAGATGGAGATACAACAGATTTTCATATAATATCAGCATCTCTTCCCGCTTCAAAAATTAGTACAATCGAAGTGCCATATAGGGGTAGAATTTATAAAATTCCAGGAAATAGAGAATATAGTGAATGGGAAATAACTATATTGGATGATACTGCTTCAGGAACGGTCTTGTGGAAAGATTTTCATGATTGGAGTGAAAATTTTAATTCTCATGTGGCTAATACTTTAGCCGGTGGGATTGCTCCTGGTTTTGGTGCTGGCAGTAATGCTTCCGCTGATGGAGCAGGCATGAATGATTGGACTGTTGAACAATTAGATCTTAACGGTGTTGCGGTAAAAAAAGTAACATTAATAAATTGTTGGCCATCAAAAGTCGGAGCCGTTTCCCTTTCTATGGATAAAAATGAAGAACTTGTAAGTTTCCCTGTAACAATACAATATCAATATATTGAAATTGATGGTTTAACTGAATAATAATAAAAAGTAAAGGATATACATCATGGCATTAGAAATTTGGGGCTTTACGATAGGCAGAAAACGCGCTGACGGCACTCAGGAAACTTCTCCGCCACAACCACAAGTAGTTCCTCCTGACAAGTATGACGGTGCTCATGTCATCGAAACAGGCGGTGTTCAAGGAACACTGGTTGACTTTTCCGGTGCTGTAAGAGACGAAAATGCACTCATACAGCAATACAGATCAATGTCAATTTATTCTGAAGTGGACAAGGCACTTGATGATATCGTAAATGATGCCATCGTGCCCGGAAGCCAAAAGAGACCTGTAAGAATAAATTTGGACAATGTTCCATTGTCGGAACAAATAAAAACCAAGATTCAAAACGAATTTAACACTATTTTGACTCTGTTGGATTTCAACAACAGAGGATATGATATTTTTAGAAAATGGTATGTGGACAGCAAAATATATTATTATATTCAAATAGACAATGACAATCCTCAAGCAGGGATTCAAGATCTAATTCCCATAGATCCTATAAAGATCAAAAAAGTCCGTAGAATAGAAAAAGAAAGAAAACGCCCAGATCCGAATGTAAATGTCGTTCTTCCGATCATCAAGAAAATGGAAGAATTTTATATCTATACTGATACTGAGAGAGAAGCACTCATACCAACCTCGACGGCTGGAATTAAGTTTTCTACCGATAGTGTTTGTTATGTTCACTCTGGAATAGTCGATTCATCGACAAGAAGAGTGGTTGGTTATCTTCAGAAGGCTATTCGCCCGCTCAACATGCTTCGCCAGATTGAAGATTCTGTTGTCATTTATCGTATTGCAAGAGCCCCAGAACGAAGAGTTTTTTATGTGGATGTCGGTAATTTGCCAAAGCAAAAAGCAGAGCAATATGTTCGTGACATCATGAACAGATATCGCAATAAGATCACATATGATTCATCCACTGGTCAAATCAGGGATGACAGAAATTTCCAATCCATGTTGGAAGACTTCTGGATGCCTCGCCGTGAGGGTGGTAGGGGAACTGAGATCAGTACACTGGATTCAGGTGCAAATCTTGGAGAAATGACGGATGTCGAATACTTCCAGAGAAAACTCTGGCAAGCATTGAATGTGCCCCTTTCCCGCATGTTGCCGGAAACCGGTTTCAATATGGGACGAGCAGCCGAGATCACAAGAGATGAAGTAAAATTCTATAAGTTCATAGATAGACTTAGGAACAGATTTTCTGTTCTGTTTTCATCTCTCTTAAGAACACAACTCATTCTCAAGGGCGTGATCAGTGAGCAGGATTGGGAAGATATCAATCAAAATATCGCTTTCTTGTACAACAGGGACTCTTACTTCGATGAGTTGAAAGAAGCAGAGATTCTGAAAGAAAGAATGGATTTGTTGGCTACGGTCGCTCCGTTTGCAGGAAAATACTTCTCTGAAGAGTACATCAGAAAGAACTTCCTCAAGCAAGACGATCAGGACATCATAAGAATGAATGCCGAAATGGAGCAGGAGTTTGCGATTGAACAGGAAAGAATGATGCAACAGCAAATGATGCAACAACAATTGGCACCGGAAGGACAACCGCAGGGGCAGCAAGGACAAAACAAAAATGAACAAAAGGCTGGCTAAAACAATTCGATTGATCTCTTCCAAGGGGAAGTCGGATTTTGTTTCATCCCTGAAAGAAGAAATCGACAACCGTCTAAATGACAAGGTTGTCGATTTCTATGCCAGAATATGTGAAAGTTTGTATGAAACAAACACCGCTCTAGCTGAAGAAAATTCATCGACCTCTGTAGCCATTATAAATGAAAGCGTAGAAAAACCAATAGTGACCATCATTTCTTCATTACAGGAATCGATCAGGGACGAAAAAACAATCATACACAATTTCATGAATGGAGATACCATCGCCATAACACATGAAGATTCAAGATGTTTAGTCAACTTGCATGATTCTCTGAATAGAATAAATCAAGAAAAGATGAGAAAACTGATGTCTGAAAATTATTCGGAATACAACAAAATCTTACAATTTTCCAAAAAATATACCGAAAGGACTCAAAAATGAGTAGTTTAGATCTAATCAAATTCGCAGCAAACGAAAACCATGTTAAATTTCGTTCAGCATTGAACGAAATGCTTTATGCAAAACTTTCTTATGTGATTAAGGAATCCACAATCGACATGATTTCTGAAGTCTTCAATGTTGAAAGATTGCAGGAATCTTCCGACCTTGTTGATTACATCAATAATGTCATTTCAGAAGCCGAAGAACGACTGGGAACTGAATTCACCGAACAAGAAATCAGCGAAAGCGTTTCTTATATCATCTCTCTTCTAGAAAAGAAAAAGGAAGAAGATGAAGACGAGGAAGATGAAGATAAGAAAAAGAGCAAGAAGAAAAAATCCCACAAGAAAAAATCAAAGAAAAAAGATGATGAGGATGAGGACGAAGACGAGGAAGATGAAGACGAAAAGGACGAGGAAGAGGAAGAAGAGGAAGAAGAGGAAGATAAAGTCAAGAAGAAAAATGGTAAAATTTTTCACTTTGACATAAATTCTCACAACAAGGAAAAAGATAAATGAAACTAATCACAGAAATGAACGAGGACATTTCTTTCGTAGTCGAAGGAAATGAAAATGGAAAAAAGAAGTTTGCCATCGAAGGCGTTTTCATGCAATCCGATACCGTGAACAGAAACGGTAGAGTTTATCCTCGTACCATACTGGAAAACGAGGTAAATCGTTACAGCAAAAAATATGTCAATGAAAACAGAGCTCTTGGTGAATTAAACCATCCATCAGGACCCACTGTGAATCTTGACAAAGTTTCACATCTTATAACCAACCTGAGAATGGAAGGAAAAGATGTCATCGGTAAGGCTAAACTTCTGGAAACTCCATGTGGTCTAATTGCCCAAAATCTATTAGAGGCAGGGGTAAAATTAGGAGTTTCTTCCCGTGGCATGGGAAGTCTCAAGGAAAGCAGGGGTTATAAGGAAGTTCAAAAAGATTTTATGCTTTCAGCCGTGGATTTAGTGGCTGATCCATCCGCTCCAAATGCCTTTGTCAACGGCATAATGGAAGGAGTAGAATGGATTTGGGACAATGGAGTTCTAAAACAAGAAGTTGTCGAGAATTACAGACAAATTGTAAAAAGAGCCCCATCCAAAAAACTACAAGAAACTGCAGTAAATGTGTTTGAAGACTTTATGAGAAAACTCTCAAAAGGTAAAAAATAAAATTACATAAATAAAAAAGACCATCAAAGAGGAACAAAAATGGATAAAATTGCACAACAAGATGTTATGGATGCCTCCGGTAGAGGAGACTCAGATTACTCAGGAAGAGGTTCAATGTTCATCAAACCAGTCGCTCAACCCGGGGTTGCTGGAATGAACATGGCTTCACTTGCACCAATGTCTCGCATGGGTCAACCAGCCGCCGCTGTTGGCCAAAATGCTCCACCTCCACAAGAGGGGGAAGAAGAAGGCGAAGAAGAATTCAAGAAGAAGAGAGCTGCTGCAGCTTATGCAACAGAAACTTTTGATTTTGATTCACTCTTCGATGGTGAAAGCCTCACCGAAGAATTCAAAGAAAAAGTAAGAGTTGTTTTTGAAGCAGCTGTCAATGAAAGAGTCAACAATATCGCTAACACTCTTGCTGAACAGGCAAGTGAAGCAGTTGAACAACAAGTTCAACAGATATCAGAAGGTCTTTCACAAAAACTAGATGATTATCTCAACTATGTCATTGAAGAATGGATGACCGAAAACAAACTCGCACTTGAAGAGGGCATTCGCATGGATATTGCTGAATCCTTCCTCAGTGGACTCAAGGAACTCTTTGAATCTCACTATGTCAGCGTCCCTGAAGGAAAGATTGACATTCTTGAAAGCGTCAATGACAATAATGAAACACTCGAAAAAGAACTGAACGAAAGAGTCAATGAAAATATTGCTCTTCGCAAAGCTCTTCTCGATCATCAATGCGGCATTGTTTTCCTTGAGGCAGCAAACGGTCTGACCGATGTTCAGATTGAAAAACTCGCTTCACTTTCACAAGGTCTGCAATATGAGAATGTTGCACAATATGCAGAAAAACTAAACATTCTCAAGGAAAGTTATTTCCGTCCAGCAGCACCGATGATGAGAGAAGCAGCTGAACTATTAGAAGAAACCACAGATAAACGAATCGTTAACACAAATGACACAATGGGGATCTATGCATCCGCCATCGCTCGTCAAGCTAAGAAACAAGTCTAATTAAATAACAAAGGAGAAAAAATGGACTTTTCATCAGAAACTACAGCTTATGATAATCTAGTTGAAAAGTGGGAGCCAGTGCTCAGTCACGATGCTCTTCCACGCATCAACGATTACGATAGAAAGAGAACCACCGCAGTCCTTCTTGAAAATCAAGAAAAGGCAATGCGTGAACAGTACCTCGCAGAATACGGCAACGAAATGGGTGGAGCATTCATGAACCCCCAAGTCGGCACCCCGAACACCGCTCTCGCTGGTTACAGCCCCGTGCTCATCAGCCTCGTTCGTCGTGCAATGCCTAACCTACTTGCTTACGATATCGCTGGCGTGCAGCCAATGACTGCTCCCACCGGTCTTATCTTTGCAATGCGTTCACGCTACGGCACCCAAGACCAATTCAAGGCAACCAACGAAGGTGGTTCACCAAACGATATCCAAAATCGTCAAAAGAACGAAGCACTCTTCCAGTCTGCATATTCACCGTTCTCAGGTCGTGGTGGTACATTTGGCGACACTACCAAGGGTGGAACCTTTGGTGCAGCAGTGTTTGAGAAAGATAACCTCAGCATCAACGCTGTTCGTGATCTACCTTGGGATGAAGGTGGATTCGGTATCGGTAAATCAGGAACCAACAACTGGGAAGCTTTCCGTGGTATGTTGACTTCTGAAGCCGAACAACTCGGCGGATCAGGAAAGCCAGCTTTCCAAGAAATGTCAATCACCATCGAAAGACTTGCAGTCGAAGCTCGTAGCCGTGCTTTGAAGGCAGAATACACAACTGAGCTCGCTCAGGACCTCAAGGCTGTTCACGGTCTCGATGCCGAAACCGAACTTGCTAACATTCTTTCACAAGAAATTCTCCACGAAATCAATCGTGAAGTTCTCTACACCATCTACCGTGTAGCAAAGCAAGGTGGCAACCAAGGCGACCTCAAGACCTCCGGTACTTACGATCTCGTCTTCGACTCAGACGGTCGTTGGTCAGCCGAACGCTTCCGTGGCCTCATGTTCCAACTCGAAAGAGAAGCAAATGTGATCGCCAAGGAAACTCGTCGCGGTAAGGGTAACTTCGTTGTTTGCTCAAGCGATGTTGCTTCAGCCCTCGCAATGGGTGGCTACCTCAACATCAGCCCGGCACTCAATGTGAACCTCGAAGTCGATGACACCGGCAATATCTTTGCTGGCGTTCTCAACAACAAGTTCCGCGTCTTCATCGATCCCTATGCACCAACCGGCGTTAACTTCGCTCTCGTTGGCTACAAGGGTCAAGTGGCTTACGATGCAGGTATCTTCTACTGCCCGTATGTTCCTCTACAGATGTTCCGCTCAGTCGGTCAAGACACCTTCCAACCGAAGATTGGCTTCAAGACCCGCTACGGCATGGTCTCCAATCCGTTTGCTGAAGATACCGCAACCACCAGTGTTGGTACTACTGCCAAGGGCAACCAATACTACCGTCTCTTGAAGATTGATAATCTTCACGGTATGGGTATCACTGGTGGTCTCCAGATCTCATGATAAGTGAGTAATCGATGACTAAGAAGGGGGGCAGAAATGCCCCCCTTTTTCATTGGTCATACATACTTACATGTCTAGTTGTAACTCGAATACAATTCTAACTGGTCCAGAAAATACCAATTATCTGGCTACCAATTACTTCAAATTTTTATTGAAAAGAATTCCAAATTTTGAGTTTTTTGTGCAATCTGCAAATTTGCCGATGATGAGCACAAGAGCAATAAATCAACCGACAACTCTCGGAACATTTCCCAAGATACCAGCTACAAACTTTTACTTTGATGATTTGATGGTGAATTTCATGGTCAACAACGACATGAAAAACTGGATAGAAATTTATGACTGGATGAAAGGTATAGGAAATTTAAAGACAGATTATAATAATTTACCTTATGATCCAGCAGATCCTAATGGCGTATTTTCCACCGCTACCCTTATTGTGACAAATAGCCAATACGCCCCACTCATGCAAGCGGTATTTTACTATGTTTTTCCTCGTTCTTTGGGTGGTATCAATTTTACATCTCAAAACACCAGCACTGATCCCGTGTCCTGTACAGTGAATTTTTCTTATTCTTATTATGAAGTGTTCCCCATAGGAGGGGAAGGCTACACCAACTGATTGGAGTATATCATGGAATTGGATTTCAAGACGATCGAGGCTGACCTTAAGCTCGATGAGACTCGCTTGGATGAGGAGTCGCTTCGTACACCGCAGTTACACAACAAGTACCTGATGCTACTGCTTCGTCTGAAGAACCGCAAGGACAGGCTTGAGCGTGATCTAAAGGCATTGCAAAAGGACAAATGGCTCTACTATACCGGTAAGATGTCTGAAGAGGAACACAAACGACTCGGATGGGAGCCATTTGAATTGAATGTGTTAAGAACTGATGTGGATCGCATTATGGATGCCGACAGAGACATTCTGGAGATAGAGGGTAAATATAGAGAACTTTGCCATGTCGTAAACTATATTGAGGATGTTGTGAAAGTCATATCTAACCGTCAATGGTCCATTCGTGCAGCAATAGACTGGCAAAAGTTCACAAACGGTCAATAAATACTAATATGGAACATGTGAGTATAGAGGCGGTAGATTCCGTCTTCATTCGTATCAATGCCGAAAAATCGGTCATCAAGGAGATGAGCCAATTTTTTAGTTTTGAAGTGCCTAACCATAAATATATGCCCGCCTACAAAAATAGGGTGTGGAATGGTAGGATAAATCTTCTCAATACTCATAAAAATGTAATTTATCGTGGTCTTCTTGATTATGTAATAAAATTTTGCAAAGATCGAAACTATTCATGCTCCCTGTTCGAAGAGTCGGAAACAATCCCACAAAGAGACCACATATGCAAGTTTTTAGAAGAATTCGTGCAGCCACATATAAGAGACGAAAAAGCAAACATCCACGACTACCAAATGGATGCTATTTTTCACGGCATAAAAAGAAAAAGATGTCTGTTGCTCTCTCCGACTGGCTCGGGGAAAAGCATGATAATATATTGTTTAATGAGATATTATTTGGAGACATTGCCAAAAGACAAGAAAATCTTGATCATTGTTCCGACGACTGGATTGGTCCAGCAAATGATTTCAGACTTCGCAGAATACTCGAAGAATACCAAATGGAAAGCAGACAGGAATTGTCACGGCATTCATGCAGGCAAGAGCAAACAAACCGCAAAAAGAGTGGTGATATCTACTTGGCAAAGCATCTTTCGAGAACACAAAGACTGGTTCGATCAGTTCTCCGCCGTCTTTGGAGACGAATGTCATCAATATCGAAGCCAGTCATTGGTCGCATTGATGACGAAATTAAAAGATTGTCCCTATAGGATAGGAACCACCGGAACGCTAGATAGCGTTTATGTTCATAAATTAATTATCGAAGGGCTCTTCGGTCCAGTCTATAAGGTAACTAGCACCAAAGATCTCATCGATAAAAACATCTTGTCTGAACTTAAGGTCGAGTGTCTTTCGATCAACCATTCCGACACAGATCGTGCTGCCCTCAAGAGGCGAACCTACCAGGAAGAAATTGAATGGATTGTCACGGACGAGAGAAGAAACAAGTTCATCGTGCAACTTGCCGAGAAACTGAAGGGGAATACACTCATTCTGTTCAATTATGTCGAAAAACAAGGCAAACCCCTTTTCAAGATGCTCGAAGGATCAAGTAAGAATATTTATTTCATTTACGGAAAGACAGAAACGGAGATGCGCGAGCAAATTCGAAAAATTGTTGACAAAGATGATAATTCCATAATGGTTGCGAGTTATGGCACGACAAGCACAGGCATTAATATTCGAAACATTCACAACATTATCTTTGCCTCCCCATCCAAATCTGTTATTCGAGTTCTTCAATCTATAGGTAGAGGACTTCGAAAAAGCGAAACAAAACAAAATGTTGTGATTTATGATATTTCAGATGATCTTCGTTACAAAAAATATGACAACCATACTTATCGTCATCTGCAGGAAAGGCTTCGGATATATAATAAAGAACGATTCGTGCATAATTTAATATCAATAAATCTCCGGAAGGATGAGAATGGAAAAGAAAATAAATTACAAAATAATGAAACTTAGAAGTGGTGAAGAAATAATAGCACGAATCACCAATTCGACAAAGGAAAAATTGACTGTTGAGAGGCCAATGTGCTTCAGGTCAATACTCACACAGGATTTATATGGAACTCCAAAAGAAATTTTAATCATGAAAAATTGGATACCATTAAGTGTCGAAAACAAGATTGATATTCCCCAAGATCACATTGTCTCTTTTTTAAATCCTAATTTGGATGCAATATCATTATATGAACTTGAAAAAGAAAAAGAAGACACAAAACAAAAAACATCACAATTAAAAAAAGAAATAACCGAAGATGAAGAATTCAAGCAAATGATGAAATATCTTTCAAATAATACTCAAAAACTTGATGATATGATGAAAGAAATTGAATCTCAGGATAAAGAAGAAAAAAAGAATAAAAAACCAGATAACGATGACATGATATTTATGAACATGATGTTCCCCCCAGAAATGTTGGTTGATCTCATAGAATCTGAAATAATAGATCCAGAAATTTTTGGCGAGATGTACAAGGACATAAAAAAACACAGCAGAAGAAAAAAACCACTTCCTCCTAATGCAAAAAAACAACCAAAAAAAGGCCAGTCTGAAGGAAATTCTGCAAAATTTACAGGCGATCAAAAAGACCACAAAGATTATGGAAATCGCTGGACAGATTGGAATCCTGATTTATCTTCCGAGGAGTATCAGTGAGCCATGAAATCTTTTCGTGACTACATTTCGGAGGATATATTTTTAAGATCAGCCAAAAAAAGAACTGATGTAAGTCCCGGTCAAAATTTTTCTCCTTTTTATGCCAAATATCACACAATTTTAGATTCAGACAGATTACAAAAACATTATGATCAAATAAAATCTTTTCGTCACAGGGGAATGCAATTTAAATTGCTTTCTACTAGAGATGAGGATCTAAAGGAAAGAATGTTTATTATTGCTCATGTCGGAGAAGATAATAAATTAAGAGACATTGGCAGGGTTGGCGTTTTGGTGGGAAATAAAAAAGAACTCATAAATGATAGAGTTCAGACTCAGCTTGGAAGAAAACCAGAAGCTATAAGCCTGGAACCAGAGCTTCATGAAGATTTTACAGGTAAGGGATTGATGTCCAGAGTCTATAAAATGATTGCAAAACACCACAAAGTTGATATTATATCAGACTTAGACCAGACCAAAGGGTCCAAAAAAATTTGGGATGAATTGGCTAAGACAGGCAGAGTAAGAGGTGTTCACACCAGAGGTGAAAGAGAACCTTTCTCTTATGATCCAAAAAATGAAGATCATGTCAACACAATCTATACTGATTTCAACCCAAGAGACAAGGAAATGCCGACCAGCAGAGGAAACAGTTATCTACTTCATTATACTCACTGATCTCAAAAGAACACTTAACCCAATGGTGCTTGAATCAGGACAAGGTAATTATAAAAGACCTCAAAAAACTTGTCAAGAACAAAGTTGAAGAAAAAACAAGATAGTCCTCTTGCTTTTATTCATTGTTTGTGATATAATGGTGACATGCCAAAGAAAACAAACCATTACATAGACAACAAAGAATTCTTCAAACAAATGGTGGCGTGGAAGAAGACAGTTGATGCCGCAGAAGATAGCGGCGATCCACGACCACCTGTGACTAATTATATTGGAACTTGTATACTCAATATAGCAGAGCATCTTTCTCAAAAACCCAACTTTGCAAATTATCCCTACAGGGAAGAGATGGTGGGAGATGGAATAGAAAACTGCTTGATGTATGCTCACAACTTCAATCCAAGAAAATCAAAGAATCCATTTTCTTATTTCACGCAAATCATATACTTTGCCTTTTTAAGACGAATAGAAAAAGAAAAGAAGCAGGCATATGTGAAATTGAAAGCCACAGAGATGATGGATGATGGAACAATGCATCGTTGGTTTCGGGAAAATTATCTTGAAAATGACAGAAAAGATTCCGAAAATCCTCTTCTGGATGTGTTCCAATTGAACGAATTGGACATGAAGAGATTGTCGGGTGAAAAGAAAAAGAAGAAAAAGAAGAAAAAAAAATGAAACTTGGGATCATAACCGACACCCACATAGGAATAAGAAACGACTCCCCGATATTTTTTGAGAATTCAATCTCTTTTTTCAGGGATGTGTTTTTTCCATATTGCAAACAACATGACATCACCAAGGTTCTGCATCTTGGTGATTTTTTTGATCGCCGTAAGTACATAAACATCAACATACTTTCTGAAACTCGTAAAAAGATCCTTGCTCCAATGAAAGAGCAGGGGATTTACATGGATCTCATTCTTGGGAACCATGATTGTTATTTTAAGAACACAAATGCGGTGAATGCTCCCCGGGAAATGTTCGCATGTTTTGATAACATCAATGTCATCGAAAAACCGGTGATCAATGATTACGATGGGTATTGTATCGGAATGATGCCTTGGATCACCAAGGAAAATGTGGAAGAATCCAAGAAGTTCATCAAGGAAGCAGCATGCAGAACCCTTGCCGGTCACTTTGAAATAGATGGAAGAGAAGTCCTTCGAGGCATTCGCCATGAGGGAGGTATGCCTTCTACCTTGTTCAAGAAATACGACATGGTAATGTCTGGGCATTTCCACATTCGAAGTTACGAAGATAACATCTCTTATTTTGGGACCCCATACCAATTGTACATGAGTGATCTAAACGAACAAAAGGGATTTCATGTGTTGGATACAGCAAGCGGCGAAATAGAATTCGTGGAAAATCCCAGACAAATGTTCAGGCAATATGTGTACGATGACAGCGGAAAAAATAAAGACACGATTCTCTCCGCCGATTATTCTGAGGCAAAGAATTGTTATGTAAAGATATTCGTAAAACAGAAAAAACATTCATCCGTTCTTGAACAGATGATGGAAAAATTGTATAATAGCGGTGCGTACAACATAACCATTGCTGAAGATGCATATGAAGACGAACAAGTTGCAACAGAGGTTGACTTGTCACAAGATACATTCAGTCTCATTAGCACTGAAATTGATGGAATGGAATTGACTCAGGACAAGATAAAATTGAAGTCTTTGATAAAAGACATATTCATCGAAAGCCAGCACAGATGATATTATTCAAAAAAGTCCGTTTTAAAAACTTTGGATCTTTTGGTAACACATTTACAGAAATTCAACTAGACAATAAAAACACAACTTTAGTTTGTGGGACAAACGGAAACGGCAAGTCTTTTGCCCTACTGGACAGCATTACTTTTGCCTTGTTCGGAAAACCATTCCGCAATATTAACATTCCACAGTTGACAAATACTGTGAATAAAAAAGACTGTCTTGTTGAACTTGAACTTGAAGTGAACAAGATTCCTTATCTTATTCGCAGGGGATTAGTTCCAAAAATATTTGAAATATACGAAAATGGAACACTGATCAATCAATCATCCAAGACCAAGGATTATCAGGAACATCTGGAGAATAATATTCTTCACATGACTTATAAATCATTCACCCAAGTGGTGATTCTGGGTAAAGCGTCTTTTATTCCATTTATGCAATTGACCGCTGCCGACAGGCGTGCTGTCATTGAGAATATTCTGGATATCGGTGTGTTCTCCGAGATGAATGTGGTACTGAAGGAAAAGATCTCTCAGATGAAGACTCGTCATCAGACTCTGGAGAGCAAGATTGAAGTCCTCAAGGAAAAGGAAAGACTGCTTGTCAATTATATAAACAACATCAAAAAGAAGAATGAAGAGGATATGCAGGGAGTCGAAGACAGGATCAAGGAGGTTCATGTCCTTCTCAGAGGTGTATATGACGACAGGGAAAAACTTAAGAAAGAACTGGACGATCTGAAAACCCAATCCAAAGACACTGGGATAATACAAAAATCACTGAATAAATTGCATGGGATTGAAGGACAAATTTCCGAGAATGTCACGCGATTGTCAGACCAGATCAGATTTTTTAACGACACGCAAGTGTGCAATGTTTGTTCTCAGGACATCTCTGACAAAACAAAACATACTTGCATTTCAAATAACACCAAAAAAATCGAAGAACTCAAGGAAGGTATGGAAAAGCTGAAAGAGAACATTCAGAACCATACCAATGATCTTGAGGCAGCAAAAGAAATTGAAAACAAAATTCGATCCATTGAATTGAAGATTGCGACTCTGGATTCTAGATATGATGGAATTCGAAAGGAACAAGATGAGCTGTACAAAAAAGTCAATGACCCACTGAAGGATGACTCTGAGGAAGAGAGGCAGAATTTGGAGAAGGTTATTGCTGAAAAGACGAAACTTACAAACGAAATTAAACGAATTATCGATGACGGACAATATTATGAAGTTATCGGAGGGTTGCTCAAGGATTCAGGAATAAAGGCAAAGATAATCAAACATTACTTGCCGATCATCAACAAACTGATCAATAAGTACCTGTCGGCGATGGATTTCTTTGTTAAATTCAATCTGGACGAGGAATTCAAGGAATCAATCAAAAGCCGACATCGAGATGATTTTTCATATGAAAGTTTCAGTGAGGGAGAAAAGATGAGAATAGATCTCAGTCTACTTCTTTGCTGGAGGGAAATTGCCCGTATGAAGAATAGCGTTTCTTGTAATCTTTTGATTTTGGATGAGGTATTTGATTCTTCTCTCGATGCAGGGGGAACTGAAGAATTCATGAAACTCCTGAAAGCAATGGGGACAAATTCCAATATATTTGTCATCAGTCACAAAACAGACCAATTAATCGATAAATTTACTAACATTTTAACATTTGAAAAGAAAAATAATTTCAGTAAAATGGTTGTAAACTGATCAAATAAATACTGAATATGGCTATTTCGGATATAAACTTTCTAGGCAAATGGAGAGCCTACGATGTCAATGGTGTACAGATCACCTATAATCCAGGTGATCTTGTAATCTATACATCTTCGCCCGGAACAGAATCAACATATCTTGCAGTTCAAAGAACGGATAGAACCCCATTGTCAGGTGTGAATGGTGGTTGGGTTGGGTTTGGCTCAGCAGGAACAACAACAATAATTGGAGCGTCGGGTGGTACTGGTGGAAGAATCAAATTAACATATTCTCCCTCATCATCACCTCCAGTTTCCCCGGAAGTTGCAGATCAATGGTTCAATAGCACAACCGGAAGATTTTACATTTATGTTGCAGATGAAAATTCATCACAATGGATTGAAATTGCATCTATAGGACCAAGGGGAGAAACTGGAGATATAGGACCAACAGGTCCTGCGGGACCAACAGGCAATACCGGTGATCGCGGAATCACTGGAAATCCAAACACAATATTTTATCAAAGTAGTCCTCCTAGTGGGATGACCGCCGGAGACCAATGGTTTCATAGCGGAACTGGTAGGTATTATTTCTATTTGATTGACGAGAATTCTGGTCAATGGGTGGAAATGGGTTCGATAAATTATGACACTAGAGGAATTTGTGGTTCTGGTGGAAGCGGAGGTGTTGGACCCACGGGACCTACAGGACCTACTGGAGATCCGGGCATACAGGGAAATACAGGATCAACAGGTAGTGGTGTAACAGGATTTACCGTATCGGGAGATAACCTTTATTTCTGGTACATGGATGCTCTTGGTCAAACATTCGGTGAACTTCAAAATGCTGGATTAGTCAAAGGACCACAAGGAAATCCTGGCATACAAGGAAACACAGGTCCAACTGGACCTACAGGAAATACAGGGGCAACTGGAACCGGCTATCAAAATGCAACAATAAGAGACAATAAACTTTATATTGAAGTTGTATACTCGAATGGAACAACAGCGGAAACAGAAGTAGGGTATATCGGACCAACAGGTCCTTTGTTTATATTTGATACGGATTTGACCGCTGCATTCGGTGAGGGTAAATTTTTTGGTAAATATGAAAATGGAGATACAATTCCTGCCGCCGGTAAGAGTGCCGTAGAAGTAATAAAGATGGCATTATTCGATGTATTACCAGTTACGGTGGATGTATCCTCATCCACCACAATTGCATTCAATCAAACTGCAATTGCAAATGTATTGGGATTAACATATACAATTAATACTTTTGGTGCCACTGTAGCCGGAGTTACATTGGAATGGAAACGAACAAGTGAATCCTTGTGGACGGGATTGACAAATAATGCATCAATAAGAGGATTCACCCATAATACAATTGATGGTTTATATTCAACAGATGGGTTTCAATATCGTTATTATGTGGTTGATTCATTAGGAGGAACAGGTTCAGACACAGTTACAATAACTCCGGCTGCTTATATTGCACCTACAGCAATAATAACACAAACAGCAACTATTACATCTCCACAATCAGTTACAAGAAGAGAAAAAGGCAATACTCTAACAAATATATCAGCAACGATCACAAGAAATAGTCCAAATGTAAATCTTACTGGATTTACATTTGAATTCAGTACAAACAACTCGACTTATATTTCGACCGGAATCACGGGAATTACGAGTGGAACTACAGGATCATGGAGTACCGGTGTTACTGCACATGCAGCTAGTGGAGCGACAGCAAGTATCAGATATAGAATAAGAGTAAGAGATGATTATCAAGATTCTCTGGGTAGTTCAGTAATCGGCGGAACAGCCTCTTTGATCAATCTCTATAATATAATATTCTATGGTGCTACCGGAACAGTTCCGTCTACAGGATCAAGTATAAGAGGGCTTGAAGGAAAAACATTCACAGACAGTTCTTTAACTTTTAATTTGAATACCGGTATAACACATATACACTTTGTGTTTGCTACACCAGACCCATCTACAATATCTCAAGTATTGGATCTAGAAACTGCTAGCTCGAATATAACAGCACAATATATTTTATCGACAGGAGTAACTTTAATTCCAAATTATATCGGAACAGATACAGAATATAATGTATATGTAATGTCAAACTCTGTACCATACGGCGAAAATCACAGACATCAAATAACCAGAACATAATATGCCATTAGAAAACGGATTTCAATTACCTTTCGGTATACAGCCAGTCAACCCAAAACCAGTTGATACTTGGTCGGGTCCTTTCACCGGCGCATCTGAAAGTGAAGCAAAATCATTAGCAAATGCTTCAATTCCACTCGGTGTAAGATTTAATTCAATGGAAGTTCGTCTTATCATTAACGGGCTTCCTAAAAAATTCTGGTATTATGGTGGAACAGGTGATTCTGATCTTAGCGAGATTGTAACATCTGCATCAGGTGTAACAGGATTTACAGGTCCAACAGGACCGACCGGAGATCCTGGAATTCAAGGAAACACTGGAAATACTGGCAACACAGGAGCAACAGGACCGACAGGAAATTACCTAAGTCCTAATGTAAATGCATCAGGCAATTTAATATTTACCACTTTATATTGGGACGGGGTTGAAGTTCCTGGAGCAACAAAAATAAACGCCGGTTATGTTATAGGTCGTACCGGGTCTACAGGAAACACAGGAACAACAGGAAACACCGGAGCAACAGGAACTGGTGTAACAGGATTTGCCGTGTCAGGAGACAATCTTTATTTCTGGTATACTAATTCTACCGGACAGACATTCGGGGCTCTTCAGAATGCTGGATATATTAGAGGTGCTACAGGAAACACCGGAAATACAGGAAATACCGGATCTACGGGAAACGGTGTAACTGGATTTTTTGTAAATAGGGACACTTTAGTTTATTGGTACATGAATGCTTTTGGACAAACCATAGGTTCTCTTCAAACAGCAGGCTTTGTTTTAGGAAATACCGGAGCAACAGGAGATCCGGGTTCAAAGGGAGATCAGGGTGAACCAGGTATACAAGGCAATACTGGACCGACTGGACCTACGGGGAGCGGTGTAACAGGATTTACAGTTTCTGGTGATAACCTTTACTTTTGGTACATGAATTCCTCTGGATTGACTTTTGGCGCATTTCAAAATGCAGGATATGTGAGAGGTCCAAAAGGAGATACAGGAACAAGTATTGGATCAGGATTTACATTTACGGGAATAACACCACCAAATGCAAATATAGGTGACAGGTGGTTTGATTCTGTTAGTGGCAGAGAGTTTACTTATATCTTTGATGGAGATTTTTATTTCTGGGTTGAGATGTCTTGACTTATTAATTGTTTCTGATACAATGTGACTAGGTGATATATGACAAAAAATATTAAAGATGATTGGAATGATGATCGAGATCGTAAGCGAAGTCAAAAGTCCGTAAATAGAAAGAAAAACAAGGGACAAAGACATCACATTCGTGATATAATGAATGATCTCAAAAATGAAAATGATCCGGAAGCGTATCTGGATTATGCAGATGAAATGGAGAATTATTAATTATGACTAAAACCGGCATCACAATCAGCAAAACTACTCTTGGAATTCTCAAGAATTTTTCAAGTATTAATTCAAACCTTCTTGTGCGTCCCGGCAACAAGATCTCGACTATTACTCCGGGAAAGAACATGATGGCAGAAGCCATCGTAGAAGAAACTTTTGATGTCGAATTTGGTATCTGGGATCTGAACAAGTTACTTGGAGTTCTTTCACTTTTCAGCGATCCTGTTCTGGAATTCTATGAGAAGTATGTTGAGATTCAAGGACCAGAATCAAAGGTTAAGTTCTTCTACTCTGAACCGAAGCTCCTGACTGTCCCTACCAAGACTGTGAAGATGCCGGAAACTGTTTCTGTGTTCACGGTGTATCAAGATACCTTCACCCAAATGATGAAGGCTTCTTCAGTCCTTCAACTTCCACAGATCACTTTTATCAGTGCAGAAAACGGTCTTTCTGCCAAGTTGCACGACGAGGAAGATGCAACCTCAAACAACTACACGGTGAATCTGGCTGATGCTGATGCTGAATTTGAAGTGACCTTTGATATGGAACATCTTCGTCTTCTCCCGGGAGATTATGAAGTTACCGTTTCTCAAGGACCTGTCGTGCAGTTCAAGAACCTTTCTGTTGATCTTACTTACTGGATCGCAGTCAAGAGCTAATCATGAATCAAATCAATCTCTTCGTAGAAAAATATCGTCCCAAGACGGTTGAGGAGTGCATTCTCCCGGAAAGCATCAAAAAGACTTTCCGGGAGATTGTCAAATCCGGTGAACCACAAAATCTTCTGCTTGCTGGTAAAGCGGGAACAGGAAAGACCAGTGTTGCCAAGGCTCTGTGCTCAGACCTTGATTGTGATTACATCATGATCAATTGTTCTGAAGATGGTAACATTGACACCCTTCGAAACAAGATTCGTACCTTCGCAAGTACAGTGTCTCTAAATGAGCGACCGAAGGTTGTCATTCTGGACGAGTTTGATTATAGTAATGCATCAAGCATCCAGCCCGCTCTTCGCGGGGCAATTGAGGAATTCGCAAAGAACTGTCGTTTCATCCTAACCTGCAACTACAAGAACCGAATCATCGAACCGATTCATTCTCGCTGCACTGTCATCGAATTTTGCATTCCTGCCAAGGACAAGCCTAAAATGGCTAAGGAGTTCATGGCTAGGTGTGAAAATATTCTGAAGACAGAAAAGGTCGAATATGACCCAAAGGTGCTTTCGGAATTGATCATCAAGTTCTTCCCGGATTTCCGCCGGGTACTGAATGAACTTCAGAGGTATTCAGTTTCCGGAAAGATCGATGTCGGGATCTTGGCAGATACCAAGAATCAAAAAATCACCGATCTCATGGGGTTCATGAAGTCCAAGGATTTCTCTTCTGCTCGCAAGTGGGTGGCTGGCAACATGGATAATTCTCAGATTGACCTGTTCAGGGCGATCTATGACGGACTTTATGAAAACCTGAGTCCTTCATCCATCCCACAGGCAATTCTTATTCTTGCTGAGTATCAATACAAGGCTGCATTTGTTGCCGATCAAGAAATCAATACTGCGGCATGTGTGGTGGAACTTATGATGTCCTGTGAGTTTAAGTAATGGAACTAAAAGATTACCTTGACAGCCTGAATTTTCAGAAAAACCATGTCATGTCCGATAGCCGAGATGAGAAGGATTATTACCCTTTCATGGTGAATCGCTGCATGTCATATTTCCCGGATAGCATTCTGCAAGCCAACCAGATGAATGCGGTTTGGCATACTCCCAAGAGAATGCAATATGATTACTTTTTCCATGGTCTCCGACCCCGCAAGAGGTTTAGCAAATGGCAAAAGATTCAGCATCCAAGGGAACTTGAGGTCATAAAGCAATATTTTGGGTATTCGACCCAAAAAGCTTTGGATATTTTACCTCTCTTAACAGAAGAAGACATGAAAATCATTTATAAAGCCTTAAATAAAGGCGGTTAAAGCAGAATTTTAATACATAATCCATGTATAATGAATAAAGGTTGTTTTACATGGAAGAGAATATATTTCAAGATTATGGAGTGGAAATACGGCTAAAAGATGCTGAAGATTTCCTTAAGATAAAAGAAACTCTCACAAGAATGGGAGTTTCCTCAAAAACCCAAAATAAACTATATTCT